CTTTTTTTTTTCGTCTACCGCCCTCAAATATTCAATAATACCATCTCCAGTGTCTTCATTATCTTCTCCATCTTCAAGTACTATTTTATAAATATAAAGAGGATAATATTTACCGATTTCAGTTAATTCAACAGCTCCGCCGTCACTTCTCACCATCGGAGTCCCTTCAACATGTACTGAGCTTAGGGAAAAAATCAAGTTGATTTTCCTTGCTACCCAGTTAGGAACTCCCATTCCGCCACCAAGTGTCAAAGTTTTCTTTTCAAATGCTGTAGAAGAAAGAATTTTAGATACATATCGTTGGTCTCTAAATTCTTCTGTATTATTTTCAAAGGATATTTCCTGAGGCAAAAAAGCCCCTTCTACCCTGAATAAAAATCGGTCTATACCGTCAAAAATTGTTTCGTAAACATTTTTTCGGTTAGTATATTCAAGAAGAATCGTATCGGGCAGTTCAGTACAAACACAAAAATTTGCATCTTTAATTTTCTCCCCATCCTGATCGGAAGCAAAGTATAAATTAAACTCTGTATCTGAGGATATTGAAGAATTATTAATTGTTAATTGATAACATTTCTCCGATTCATTTTCAAGTAAAAGTACCGGAGAAAGTTGTTTGACTTCTCCAGTGCATATATTTTTAAGATAAGGGTTTAGTGTAAAATCTTTGACAACATACTGAACTTGAATATTATCAGTAGGAAGAAATTTTGGTATGTAATCTACATTTTGCTGAAAAGACAATTTCCAGTCTTTTCTAAAATTCAGAGAACTAAATTCAGATATAAAAATAGCAGACATATTATTGTTGTATTTTCAACAAAAATATAAAAAACAATACAAACAATAAAATATTACACATAAAATGTTTTATTTACAACAATTACACCGCCCTATCTTTAAATCCCCATAATTCCCAAGTGGTTTCTGTATCGGAAGCATAATTCTTCCTGATTTCCTTAATAAAGCCAGTGTAAATTTCATCCTTCCAATTTATTTTAACCAACCCATTCCTGACAGCATGATCAGGTAAATCTTTATTGCTTCCTGCCGCAAAGTTATATATAATTGGTTCAAATAATTTTTTAGAAATTATCTGATCGGCATATGGATCAACAGATTGCCCGTTATCTATTATAATTGCCGTCCGGCTCATATCTGTAGCTTTAAATTTTACCTTATCAGCATTTATCCCTATCAGGCTTTGGTTTCTTTTTATTAAATAATACGGGTTAAACGGGGCATTAAACAGTTTCAGACTAGAGAAATCCTTATCTTCAATATAGATATCTTTGTATTCAGAGTAATCTTCGCTATTTTCTTTTAAGGCAACAAAAAAAACATCGTTGTCAGAATCTGTGTCTGTCGTCTGTTTATCGCTTCCCTGACACAACATTTCAATACCGATCGAATCGGCCCGATAAGGACTTATTAGACTCAATTTATTATCTGTACGTGTTATATATCCGGTTGTGTAAGAAAACATTCCATTGGGTTCACATCGGCCATTCATGGTATCATAATCCTGCTTATCATATCCTATTTCAATAGAAGTATAAGCATAGGTATTATCTGCCTTAATAATCAAGTCTGCAATTTCATCTTTTCGCATAGACATCGCAGCAAATGAACTTTTAAAATACTCATCCCTAAAATTAAAAATCAACTTTGTCCCGTCAATATCATATTCATACCCTAATACTTTCATCCAGTCAAAAAAATCATTTGGTGATCCGTATAATTTAGCTCCGGGAATTTGTCTTATACTTTCTGCTGCAATAAGCATTGTTTTGTAATTACTCTCACTCCAATTTATTTGTACAGAAAAAAGACCGTTAACTCCAGACATGTCATTTAAATAATGTTGCATAAGGGTCGTTGGGTCAATTAAATCTATATATAATACTTTTACACTCTTTTCTATATACGAAAGAATAAAAGTAAGTTTATCATCTTTCTCAACAAATGTAATATCTCCTGTACTTATCATCAGGATATGGTCTTTGTTATAATTCTTATCTACGTCTAGCCGAAGTGTCAAACTCTCGTTTTCTTTTAAAGTTATATAAGTATCAAGCACCATTTCTGCTTTAAACATACCTATTATATACTTATTTTCTTCTTTTGTTCCTGCTTCTGGAGTCAAAACCCATTCTTTTATAATTTCTTGGTTTTTATTGTCATTTGTATTTTTTATCAGATGAACATAAAGTAATTTATTATAATCGAATGTCCCCGGCAAACCATATGTTAACTTCCCATCATACTCAAACTTATAACTCATTTCAACATGAATACTGACTTCTTTTTTCCCTGCATTAAGGACAAAATAATCATCACTACTACTACCGCCAAAAGATTGAGATTTAAAATCAATTTCTTCCCCAGGAATTAGTTCAGAACTTGATAAACTTAATGGGAGGATTATACTGGATGTTGAAGATATTGTTTCTATCGGAGATGTCGGTAATTCATAAACGCCGTTATTAATAAAATTCATTCTTTCATACTTCCACTTTTTAGTATCAGAGATTTCTGATACTGGTACTTCATATTTTGTTTTCCCCTCTGAATTAATTATTTCAAGTAAATCAAATTTTGCTGCTTCCACTGTAACCCGATCTGCATATTCTTGGTATGTACTAAAATCAAGATTTATATCTTTTATTAGTTTGTAATCATTGTCAAAATTACCTCTCCGATAAATTTTTAACAAAGCTTTCCCATAAAGTCCTTTACGGAAGAAAATGTCTTTTACAAAATCTTTTGCAGATAAAACAAAACTTATTTCAAAAGAAACCTCTGATATAACACCGGATACACCATCACGCGACAATACATTCTCTAAAGAATCCAGATTTTCAATATTTTGAGTTACATCAATAAAATCTCCCTCAAAAACTCTTAAGTAGTAGTTCTTTTCGTAATCTGACGCACAAGATAAATATACATACCTGCAATTTTCAGGTATATTAAATGTTACGTTAGTTATAGGCCCATCCCCCGTATTTTTAATATGGTCCAAAACATTTAAATTGGAATCAAGCATTACAATCTCAGCGCTATCCCTTAAATATCCATTGTATTCAACTTGTTTATATAGCCCTAACGTCCCATCTTTTTTTCTATTATCTAATATATATAGTCTTGACAAACTATATTGATGGGTTTCAAATTCTCCATTTTCATTTACTCTACACCACATATTGCCGGCAAATTCCCCTCTTTCATATGCTCCCCCTTCTATAACAACACATTTTATATAATCTCTTACTATTTTCATCTTGTAATACGATTTACTTTATTTAATTCTCTTGCATACAACTCATTTTTAATGTTCTGACGGAACATTTTCAATAATGTATCAGTTTTTTGGTTACCCTCCTTTAATAAAGCTGAAAGTTCTTCAAAAGAAATAGCCCGATCACTCATATGGATATCAGGAGCTTTCAATGTATTCATTCCCGCATTAAAATCCGGTAATACGACAGAATGAGGCGGTAAATCGACCAGTGTATCCGTCGATGGAGTGCGGAAAACTTTTCCTCCTGCTATAATCATTTCAGATTTCCCACCATCTCCAACAATAGCCAGACCTCCCGGGTGATCTTCTGTACCTTGTGCATATTCAGGGATAGGAGTTGCTAGAACTGTTGCAGCTTGTACTCCAGCCATTGCAGTTATCCAAGGTATTTGACTTAAAGCTGCTGCTGCTAATGCAGCCCCAACAAAAGGAATCGCAGCAGCTGCTGCAGCTTCTGCTTGAATTTTAAAAATCGCAGAAGCAAGCTCTCGCATAATATCTGCCACTGCAATAGCTTTTTCAAATACAGCTTGTTTTTTCCTTATTTCAGCACGTTTATTCTCTAATTCATTTTCTCTGGCTGCAGCCTGATCATCCACAACTGCTTTTCTGGCATCCGCTTGCTCTTTTGAAATTGCACCGGCTTCTTCCAAACGGTCAATACGTTCTTTCTCACGCTCAGACCATTCATCATTTGCCTCAGACTCTTCTTCAAGGGCATTAAGTTGGTTCTGGAAACGTTGCTCGATAAGCTGTTGACCGAAATTAAATACATCCTGCAAAAGCTCTTTTTTCTTTTCTGCCAATGCCTCAGCTGCAGCAATCTCTTGTTCATTTACCCATTTTTCATATTCTAGGCGATTGTCAGCCAAACGTCTTTCAATATCATTCTTTTCTTCTTCTTTCAGACCAAAAGTATTTAATTGTTGCTCCAACATTTTTTGTTCTTCATCAAAACGTATTAAAGCATATTTATCCGAAATAGCCTTTTTTTTAGACTGATATACTTCCTCGGACATTAAACCTTTTTTATAATCTTTGGCCAGATAATCGTATTCTGTTGATTCTTTCCCGGATATAGCCCTACTTCGCGCATCTGCTTCTTCCTGAATAGACTTAAGCATTTTTTTTACTCTATCTTCCTCTATTTGTAATTGGGTTTTAGCACTCTGTTCTGTAATCTTTTCTATTTCCAATGCCTCTTTTTGTCTTATTAAAAGGACCTGATTTGAAACCTTCTGGGCAACTTCAGCCCGGTCTTTTTCGTTATCCGGATCTTTACCTAATCCGATAGTTGTTTCTCTTATTAATTTCTCAATTTGAGCATATGCATTGGTTTTTACAGATGCTTTTAAAGCTTCACTATATTTATTCAGGGCCTCGATGCGTTCCTCATAAGAAAATCTTTCATCCTGAACGATTCTTTTATTAGCTTCGCTACCTTCTTTCTCTTTCAGAGAAAGCATTTGGTTATAAGCATTTCTTTCCCTCTCCTGAAGTTTTATAATATAATCATGAATTTTTCTTTCCTCTTTTTCTCTCGACTTTGCTTGTTTGTCAGTTTCTATACCAAGCTCTTTAAGGCGTTTTATTTCATCATCTATTTGCTTTAAACGTTTATTTTTCAATTTGAGTTCCTCTTCTGTACTTTCGGGCAACAATTCTGCTTCTTTCCTTAAATCCTGCTGCTTCCCAAGCAATGAATCTGATTTTTTAACTGTATCAGTCCCAAAAACTTTACGATAAGAATCTTCCATTATTGAAATTGTCTTCTGAGTTTCTTTCAATTTTTCATTTGTTTTACTTATATTGAGCCATGCTTTGCTTAATTCATTAGTTCGTGCTCCTATCGTTCTTTCATTAAATTCTCTGTAAATTTCTTCTGCAGCCTCTCTTAACTCCTTATCATCGGATGTAATCCCAATTTTAAAAGTCATAAATTTTTCAGCTCCCTTTTCCTTTCCATATTTATTTTCAAATTCTTCAAGTACACCATCTAACGCAGATTCCATCCCTTTATTATACTCTTCTATCATTTTGGAATTAGCTTCTTGTAAACCTTTTTGAATAGAATTCTGAATTATCGACTGAGTTAATATCTTATATGCAGCATCCAAATCTTCTAGATTACGTATCTCATCTTTTTGCCATTTCAGATAATCACCATATTTATCAATTATTTTCATCCGGGCTTTGTTATAATCTTCTGTCCCCTTTGTCGTATTTTTTAATTTGTCAATCATTATATCCAACTCAATTGTATCTTTAGCTATATTTTCACCAAATATCCTTTGTACTTCACTTACCTCGATTAATGCCTGCTTTGCTCCAAACAATGATTTAAAGAAATTAGTAATTTCTTTCCCGTATGCAGTAATTACAGTTATTCCAACGACTAAAGCTGTTTGCCAGGAGAATACGGAAGATATAAGCTGTTTCCAAACTGGTACCCCTTTCTTTCCTTCTGCTCTTAATGCTGCATTTGCATTTTTAGCTTTTATTATTTCATCGGATAAGATCGGTATGTTGTTTGAAATAGCCAGAAAAAATTGACTAAGACTCATTGTCAATGATGGAAGTTCTCTGGCAACTTGTTGGACGCTATATTGTAAAGTATTAAAACCTCCTGCATAATTACCAACATTACGTTGATGGTTACCAATAGATGCATCAAATTCTTTGATTTTCGAATCTGTTTTTTGTATTGACTTTAACAGTTCTTGGCCAAATGGTGAATTTCTTTCTTCTTCTGTCAAATTTCGGTATGCAATTCTTGCTTTACTTAAAGACTGAGCCATCTCATTCATTGATCCAGAAGCAGCCTGATTCAGTTTAATATCGTTTTGAATCACCTGATTTAAACCTGATATTATTTGTTTATGCTCTTTCTCGGAATTTATCAACTCTCGTTTTCTAGCTACTTGCTCTTCTGTTAATTCTTTCCCTTCATTTTCTATTCTATTCAGCTTTGATAATTCTGCTTTCACTGATGATAATGCAGCTTGTTCTTTTATCAAGGAAGATATGTTCTGACTACGTAGTCCTATGATTTTATTTGCTGCAGAGGCCATTTCTTTATAAGCAATCCCTTCCTGTTTAATGCCATCTGCACTTTTAGTTGACTCTTCAAATTCTTTTTGTTTAGCTATTACGGACTTTTGAATTTCATCATTATATTTTTTACGTTCTTCAATTGCGGACCGTAACATTTCTATATCTTTAGTCTGTTGACTCTGATAAGAACTTAGTTTGTCCTGAAGAATTTTAATTTGTTTAATTGTATCCCGATGTTTTTCTAATTCGGCAATAGCTTTGGCTTCGACCTGATTCTGTTTATTGATTAAATCGGTAAGTGTTTTGTAATTTGTAGCTGATTTCTGTAATTCATTATTAATATCAACAACCGGTTTTAAAATTTCCAGTAGATTAGATTTTGTTTTGTCTAACTGGACATCTAATGCCATCAATTCATTTAGTACCTCCTGTGGTACCAATTCCATATTTTTAGTACTTCTTGCCATTGATCATTGATTTTGACTGTTCTACATATTCCGACATCTGCTTAATATATACAGCATATTCTGCAAGTGTAATGTCCACTGAAATTCTGAATCCGGCCCACCGGCTTATTATCGCAAGCTGATCATAAAAATCTTTAGGGGTTATTGCTTTACTTTTATTACTTTTTTGGATACTATCAAATTCCTTTTGTGCCTTTTTCAGCCGGATTGATCTGTCTTTTATGCGGGAATCAATTTTTCTGATTAAACGATCCATATCTTCATTATTCTCAGGAATGGAACACCTCATTCCCAGTTTAGAAAGATTTCCAACTGCAGCATCCGGAGTAATAGGAAGTATTTGCAGACATAATGTCAGTCCGACAATCTGAGATCTGTATGAATAAATATCTTTAAGCAGAACATTATATCTCGTTGATATACTACTCCCTGATAATTCCGCATAGCCGGAAATTATTTTATTATTCGCATCTTCTAATACTGTTTTTGGTGGATTCCCAGAAATTATAAGAGCATCCAGATTATTATTACATACAATTTCTATATAGACCTTCAATGGACAATCATAGCAACTACTGTAAATAGAATATAATTCCTCTGACTTTTCCGGGTTTCCCCGCTTTTTGCCAACACGATTTCCGGTCATAGAATGTTTTGTTCCCTTCTTCATATACGACATAATCTTTTTTTTCAATTTCACTTTCAATACGTGCCTGATTCATTATTTTGTCAGCCTCTGTAGTCTTTTTCTTTAAACAATCGCAACTCATTGTAATAGTTTTAATAGAGCAGGATGGATAAAATTTTTATAGAAATATTCTTTTGATTCAGGAGATATCCCAAATACAAGATTGTTATATTTATTCTCTATATCGTTTGAATCTCGATATGATGAGCCAATAATAAAACTTTCTCCTTCCGGTAAAATAAACATATTGTCCTGAAACGGACCGGTCACAATAAGATTGGGGGTATCCTTGTCTTTGTCCGGATATAGTGTCGGATTTTCAATACGCGCTTTATGCTCCTGTTCGAGTTTGTATTTCATCCGGGCATATGCTTCAGCCTGTAAATTGCTTTTAAAATACGGATCGTTAAGGTATGAAGGTGTTAATACTTCACCTTCTGCATTACGTCCCAACAACATCTGATCTCTATTAAGGGAAAGTAATATATCCTTATCCCTTGCTACAATTCCGTTAATTACTGCAGGAATATTTTTTATATTTTCCTGAATTTTCGTATATTTTCTTATTAATTCCCTTATCCCCATAATATAAAGGGGTGGAACTACCCACCCCCTCCAGATAAAATAACAAAATAAAACTATTCGGACTCTTTGGTATCAGATTCCTTAATACTGTCAAATACTTCTGAAAATTTCTCCGTAAGTACGTCCCGGTCAATTCCTGTCCACTCAAAAGCCTTCACACGTTGGCTGACCCATGATGTTTTACGTGACTTTCGTATATCACTTTCATTTACGTCTATCACGTATTTCCCCATTATAACTTTCATGACAGATCGGTTAGTTCATTGATACCTTCAATCCCGGGAATATCTGCATTTAATACAGACGCCGGCGCGATCCTGTATGCTGCAGCGGGTTCAAATGTCAAAGTACCGGTAGATTGATTATATGTAACTGTCGTAGGGGATCCTCCTGAAGCATTTAAAAACATCGTTGCCTTCCACTTCTCCCCATATTCCGAAGTAATGTCTTCTGCTCCGCATGCTGTAATTACAGTTGCCGAGCCACTCGCTGTCCCTTTTTTTAAAGTAACACCTAAAAGTCCGTCAGGGACATTCACAAGACCAACATTTATTGCAGCCATGTTTTTTTCTTCATCTTCGTTATTCGGAGTATAATATACGAAAAGAGACAGATTATATGCAGTTGAACCATCTGTCGGCGTACGTTGTGTGTACAAAGTTCCTTCATATCCTGCGAAAAAATATTCGCTTCCTCTTTTTACTATTGTACCATAGGCATATCCTTCGTCGTCCACTCTAATTACACGTACTTTCCGCTTATTAAATTTTGCCAGTTCTTTATACATGCAATCGCCGGCATTAATCTGATAAGCCACGTTTTTCGCATTTAGGTTTGTCGGTGCTGGGCCTCCGTATGTACCGAGGTCCGGGGCATTGATATCCCCACCGGAAATGGTCATCCCAACGATATTTTTAATCGGATAAATCCGGTTAGGACCGGATTCATAAACATGGGTTCCTAATTCATCGGTAAAATCCGTATCTTCAAGAGGGAAGTACGCATTCAAGCCAGTTACAATCAAAGCTGATACTTTCCCTTCCTGTTTTGCACAACTTTCAGCCCCGGTGAGGGGAGTTGCTGTTTTGCAATTACTTTTAATTTGTCCAATACTCATTCTTCTCTAAAATTTAAAATTCCTTTAATACCAGATGTTACTGCAGCATTCTCGCGTTCGATTGTAAGGAAATCGGATTTGCACAGATTCGTATTAAGCTTTAAAGCCATACCATGTATTTCTATTGCATCAATATTATCTCCGTATCTCTTTATTATTTCTCCGGCGCTCTCTCCAGTAGTAAAAATTTCATAGTATGTATGATCAGGTTTCCCATAGTCTGTTTTGAAATATCTACAAGCTTGTATTTGCCTAATAAACTCTTCATAAACAGGACGGAGCACCTTTTCAAATACTTCGTGTTCCCGTTTTTCAGTCATCCAGGTACTTTTTACAGTACCAACAATTGCAATATTGTAAAATATAGTCACCTCATTCCCCCTGTTTTCTTGCCGGATTGGCTGAAAATTTAAAAAAGAAGGGAATTTTAGTCTTGCTCCGTTCGGATGCTTACCGATTTCAAGTAATGCATTCGATATCTCGTTATTTGTACCCGGATAATGCCACAATAAAAAATGATTGTTTACCAAACAATTTTTACTGTAAGGATAACTTAATAAATTGTCCTTAAACTCTTTATTCCAGTCAAGCGCATTACGAGTACGAAAAACGAGGCTACCGATAAGCTTATTAGGAGAAATCATATTCCAAACGTATTAATGTATTTAAACAACCTTGCATCATCGCCCAATTTCCCGTACAGAACTTCATTCTGATTTACGTATTCCCTGATATCCGCAATCATATCAACCATATCGTTCCATACTCTTACTAGTTTTGGGGATACAGAAACGATAGAAGAATAATCTTTACGGCCTCTAACTTCTCCCTCGGGTGATGTCTGTGTCTGCATGCTCCGGATTGAGTAAAAATACACATAGTTTGCAGCAGGAGAATAGCTATTACCCGAACCTGTAAACACAAAAATCTTATTCCTTAACTTACCCCACTCATTCCCGTCTTCTATCTCCTTCATCATTCTGGCATACATCTCACTACCAAGTAATTCATTCATGAATTTCACTTCGTATTTCCCCAAATACCAATCGAAAGACTGTTCGTTAACGGCTTGGATCATCGTTCCAACTCCTTTCGGTTCTACGAATATCAGGTTCGGGATCGACAATTCTCCTTGAAAATATGTGTTATCCAGAAACATATCAGTTACCGCGCGACATTTTTGCAACTCCTTTTTTTACCAACTTCTCGGCCTGTAACCGATGCACAAAATCCTCTTCCCCTTCCTTGTGATATACACTTTTGTTTGTATAAACAATCTTTACCATATCGTCCTTATAAACAACTCTTGCTTCTTTTTCTACCTTTGTTTCCATTGTATTATTTTTTAATATGTTACTAATTTAAACTATCCGGGGACCTAAGCCCCGGAGTTATCTATCCTCCAACTCCTGCCTCAGGAGCTTTTAATGCTTCTTTTACTGTACTGAATGTACTCTTAACAAAAGATCCGGCATTGTTAGATGGTACATAGGATAGGAAGAATAATTCGCCGATAATTGTCATCCGGTTGTGGATAAGATCGTCGTTAACAAGCCCGGTCCTTATTTGTGGTGCTTCTTCTTCAATAAACCATGTATCAGATTCTCCGATAAGGAACGTTCCGGATGCAATACGGGTAGTAGTAATTACACGAAGACCAAGCAAAGAAAATTCTCCGCCATTCTGAATATAGGGCAGAATAAAAGTGCCGTTATTTGCCTGAGTCAATGCAAGTTTCCATTTATCCGCAGGATTAATAATCAGCACGTCCGGTCTATATTCCAAGCTTTCAAGTTGCAGTACTGAAGCAACTATTGCATCAAAATCAGTCGGTGCAGCAATTGTATCATCGAGCGCTGTGGTAGTGTAAGCAGTTGCATTAGACAGCAAATCTTCTGTCAATAGTTTCTCATAGTCTCTCCATACTTTATCATTAAAAAGACGCTGAATTTGGGCCCAGGCACGCGAACGCCATTTTAGCATTTCCTCGGTAACAACGATATAACCAGCAGCTTTTTTTGCATCCACTTTATTTTTAATCAGGCTTAAATGTACCTGTGGTTTTAATCCATTTTCAGACACAACGGCAATAGCTCCTTTTTCGTCTCCTTCTTCGTAAAAGTTAAAAGATTCAGGCACTTCATCAACAACGGTAACATTGGCTATATCATGGATGTATTCCCGGCCACGCCGTTTCATAAATAATTCGTTATTCTCTCCTATTTCTTCCGCAAGAGTTGCTCCGGAAGTAGTGGTTATGCTATTGGATGTAGTCTGAATGTTTGCTGCAGTATGTTCATCTACAGATTTTATACAAAATCCGACTTTATTATCTTTAACCGCAGATACAAATTTGTCGTAATTCTTTTCAAACGCGGATTTTAAACCTCGTGCTCCTTTTACCGGCACTCCTTGCTCCTTCAAACTGGTAATTGTTTTCCCCTGTTCTTTCAAAGAACTCTGCATTTTTTCAAAAGCCTCCTTCGAGATTCCGTTTTCGTCAGCCCAGCTCTTTAATTTTTCCTGCATTTTCTCCATCAGTTTTTCCTCATTGATTTTATTATCAACGTAAGATTTAAACTGAGCATTAAAATGATCTGCCAGCGCTTTTAATCCGGCTCTTTCCTTTTCATTGAAATCGACCCCATCCGGTAACGCAAAACCAACAGGGACAACCCCGGCTAAAACTGCACCTGCACCTAAACCAATTCCACCGGAAAGTACACACAATAGTGCAGCCACGGCAATTAATCCGAAACAAATACATACTAATCGAAAGCTATAGCGGGCCTTTGCACCCGCAAAACCTCCTTTTCTCAAATCTTTAATCATTCTTTTCATTTTCACTTAATTTTGCTAGTTTTTCAAACATATTTCCCTGATTTAAAGTGAGTGGTGGCTGTCCCGCTTGCTCCGGCTCGGCTTCAATATCCACGATGATCTGTTTGATCTTGTTAAACTTATTTTTGTCTTTAATTAATATTTCTTTTAGATAACTCTTTATTTCATCTTCATTTTCCAATTCCCCTATATATTCAGTAAGTTCATTTGCACCCAGGGTAACAACGGAGATTTCATACAATTTTACTTCCTTGACAATAAATGTATCACTTTCTTCATCGTACTCTATCTTATCCCAGACATAGCTAAAGCCGAAAGAAAACTGATTTATATCGCCATCTTTAAGCTGAAAATAAGCACGCTTGGCATTAGGCACAGCATCAAAATTGCTAAGGCGTACAGTCGCATAGGCACCGTCATCCTTTTCTTCAATTTTTATAATTTTCCCAATAGGATCGTGCATGTCATGTTGCCAAAGAAAAGCTATTTTTCTGTTCGTCGACGATTCAGGACCTCGTTCTGAAATTGATTTGGAAAAACATCCTTTGATCAGGATATCCCGGTCGCTGTCAGGCATGCCATAAGCGGCAAATTTAACTTCGATAATATGGTTGTCCGGGTCCACATCTTTCATTTCTTTAGCAGAAAAGTATTTCACCAATACTTTATTGCTATTCATTGCTTTCTTCGCTTCTATTTTCTCCTGTTTCTTGCTCATTTTCTGTTATATTTTTTGCCGTTTTATCCGGTTTATATATTTCTTCATCCATGCCGATAGCTAAACGCCATTCTGCAAGGCTTATTACACCTTGCTCGTATGCAATTTTAAATGCCTGGTTTTGCTTATATATAGTGTCAGCCCGCTCTGATTCCGTCTTTTTAAGACATTCTACATCTGCAAAATCGACGACGAAAAATGCACGATCGATCTGGAAAAAAGAAGTGAATTTTTCTGCGTATATTTTTGCAGTAGGAATTATATTCCCCTGATAAAGTTCGCGTTTAGCCTCTACTTTATTTGAATAAGCTATATTTGTTGTATTTAAAAGTTCAAACGGATAGTTAAATGCTTCGGCAATCCTCTTTATATTATTTTCTATCCCCTCGAACAACATAAGGTCTTTTACATTAAAAGACATTTGCTGCCACGCTAAATCTGCATTAGTAATAATTACAGTATCCTGATTAGACCGAAGTCCGTAATTTGTATTAAATTTACGTTGTAGTCTGTCTTTTTCTTCGTCGTCAATTTGCTGATGTCCTATTGCATCTTTGGATCGGTTTGCCAATATCCCTTGGGCTCCACGGTTTTTGTTAAGTGCATAAATAGCTTCTTCTGCCTGTATAATGTTTCTTACGGATTTATCTAGCCCGACAAGACGGGAACGTCCCCGGATATCGTTAGGAGACATGTTAATGTTTTGGTTCACATCCCTTATATGCAATACATACCTACTATCTACTTCAATTTCTGTCCCATTAACACTTAAGATATATCCTTCTATTATTTCGTCGGCATTAGATTGCAAATACATTTTACCGGATAGTTTTATACTTACGTACTTTGGATTTATCGCCCAAAGTGCCGAAGCATCCTGTATAGAAAATCCATCCGGGACTACAGCATAAACAAATGCTTCCCCATACAATTGCCTGTATACATCCACGAGCATTAAGAACTCCGACCAAGATTGAATTGGATTAGGTTTATCCAGTAATGCGGCAATTCCTTTGTATTTATTTAATACATCATTGTCTTTTTTATCCGTTAACCACCATTTGCCATTAACAAGCGCAGAAGAGTTACGGTTTATAATTGTAGCAATTGAAGAACACTTGTTATAGGCTTCCGTAATACCTGTTATACAGTCTAAATCGATGTGGATATCAGGCAGGCCATTACCGGGACGCCATTCCATAAAAGAATAATTTCGGATAGCTTCTTCGATAGAATCTATCCCTGACCCAACATTTAGTTTGCTCCTAAAACTGAAATTCCTTAGTTTATTTAAGAAACCCATTGCTTGTTTAATTTCAAACAAAAATATATATAAAAAATATTTTAAGCAATATTTTTGATGCAAAATGTTTAAATAATAACAATGTGTTGAATTTAAAAATAAGATCCCTTGGCTAATTCTGTATAACGTATTGCATCCATGATGTGGTTAAATTTATCTACAGGCTGATCGGTAGGGAGCTTATCGGCATCAAGGAGCCATTTGTATTCCTGATATTCGTTCCATCCATTAGCACTAGACTCAGTCAGGTAAATTTTGGCTGATTTTATCTTGTTTATACCGAATTTTATTGAACCAGGGCCTTTTATTGCTGGGACTATATTAAACTTCAATTCAGGAAATTCTTTCCACCCGCGCCGGATTTCTGCGATCCTAAGATCTCCTCCGTTCCCTGTATCTGCAATAATCAGATTATTTTTTCTTATCCCTAAAGCATACAGACGCTGTGCTAAAGCTAAATTATCCAATCCTGTTTCGTAAAGTAGTTCATTTACATACCGATATTGCCCGTCGTATTTTATCTCTACAAACGCATTAGGATCATTACTGTATCCAAAATCAAGTCCATATACTTTAGGTAAATCCAATTTATTATATTCGGAATCCGGAATTGGGAGCCATCCGGAATAAATCCTACCCTTAGAGCCTTCGCTTATTAATCCACAAACCTGGTTATAATAGTAATCAGGGTTATTTTCTAAAAAAGACTCGAATTTCGATATTGTAGACTTTTGAATATTAGATATATTGTCTTTGTAAGTACTCCATACCGAAAGGACATCGGAAGTTGCCTTTGGGATAGCACGGAAGAATCCTTCAATATCACTTTCTATTAAATTATAATCCCTCCAGATCCAATGCCGCTTCGAAGGCGGATTAAATACCCTTATAATTTGTACTTTATCCGCTTTAACCGTACGCAACGACAAATCAAGCTGATCAAAGTCTGACTCGCCAATTTCGTCGCATTCTTCTATTAAGACATGTGTAGCACCTGCCAAGGATTTCATTTTTGCTGTTCTGCTTCCATCCTTACTAACTCCTTTTGCTAAAATTGTGTTGCCGGTCGGTAGGTAAGTTATACGCATGTCATTATCGCGTATCTGAAAATCGTCGATATTAATACTTTTATTTTCTTCAATCCGGTCCTTAAAATCCCGGAAAAGACTATCCCGGACGTCGGATAAAACCTGCCGGACAAAATAGCCACGGAAATATTTAGGTTGCGTTATAAGATTTAGAAAATAATCTGTCCCGAAATGTGAACCACCCCGGCCACGTCCGCCCCAAATATCTATATACCTCTTGTCTGTATTAAAAACAGGTGCATAAATACGATTAAAGCGGAAAACAAGGTCCATTATTATTCCTCCTTTTCGTTGTCGTAGTTTTCGAATATAATCCTGTGCGTATCTATTGTAGAACGAATATTAATAGCTTCTCCTTCCGGCGTGCTAATATTCTGCTTATCGATAAGGCCCAGTTTGCGGGAAATTATGTTAGCATTAAAAGCACCTACTGCAGCACCTTCAAATTGTTGCGTTTCTATAATTTTTTCAATTTCCGAAATGACACAGGAAAAATCTATATGGTTAGCAGCCTTAAAATCATACCAATACGACGGCGAGGTTCCAATATATACCAAGAAACCCATTAACGAGTAAGGTCGTTCCGTGGGTATTTTTACAATCTTCCCGACCGACTTACCATTTTTTATTGCTTCCGACTTATACCAGGGATGTTTATCACACCATTCAAAATATTCACAGGCTGCTTGCCAAAGTAGATCGGGCGTGGCAAATAATTTGTCTCGCCCATGTTTACTTCTTAATTTCCAAAATTGATTCCCTTTTGGTGCAGCCATTTTTACAGTTTGTTTAATTTATAACAAAATTACATACTTCTATTCAATAAAACAAACAATTTGTTTATAATAATACAATTTGTTGTATTCTATTCGATGTGAAATATAAAATAATTTCTATATTTTTGAATTATAAAAAAATACCAGGACGTCATTTTTATATATCAAAAATATGAAGTATATTTGCTTTATAGAATAAAGGTAATGAGAATAGTTTCGCATCGTACATTAAAAGAGTTTTACCAAAGCAAAGGCAGAGAAGATGCCAGAGTTGCATTACAAAGATGGTATGATACTGCTGAAAAAGCGGGATGGAAAAATTTGCAGGACATTAAAGCAGACTTCCCAGCGACTGATTATGTCGGTAACCAACACTATGTATTCAATATTCGTGGTAATAAATATCGCCTGGTTGTGGTAATTAAGTTTACAGTAGGCTATATTTTTATCCGGTTTGTGGGTACTCATTCAGAGTATGATAAAATAGATTGTTCAACTATATAAGAATAAATATATGAAAAAAATAACAAAGGAGCAATACGAGTTTGCACAAAAAAGGGTAGAGGAGTTACTCCCGGTTGTTAGCGACGACATGCCGGCTAACGATCCGGCAGCCATAGAACTTGTTTTGATGTCGGAGGTTGTTATTGCGTACGAAAAAGAACATTTTCCAATCGGGAAACCGACATTAGCTGATCTTATAGGCTTTGCAATAGAAGAAAAAGGGATGGGTAAAAGCGAATTGGCAAGACAAATTGGAGTAAGCCCTTCCAGGGTTAGCGATTATCTTGCCGGGCGGTCTTTACCTACCTTGCCAATCGCTGCACTAATCAGCCGGGTGTTAGGCATACCGGCAGAGACTATATTTTCAACTTGCTGAAACAGAAAAAAAGGTTTAAGATAAAGAGTTATTCTTCCATCCTAAACCTTTTTCCACAATTGGGGCAAACAATGGTATTTGGGACTTTCTCTTCTTCTATTAAATCGACAATGCTAACTCCTAATGCTTTGGCGATTTCATTCAATTTACCAATTGTTGGGTTCCCTGATACTGCGGCATAAAGAGCCTGATAAGTAATTCCCAGTCGCTGCGCTAATATTTGCATAGAAATACCTTGCTGCTTACAAATCTCCTGTACTCTTAACATTGCATTAAATTATAATTTAATGCAAAGATAGAAATTTATTTTCAAAATATAGTTTTATAAACAAATCAAATTGTCAAAAAATAATTTGATTTTTTTGCTTAAATATTTGTGTAATTCAAATTATGTTTTTATATTTGTATTGAAATAATAAACATATGATTTGAATAAAAATAAAGCTATGAAAATTTATAACTACAAAACAGGTAAGGCAGTTTTCGTAAACAACGAAAAAATAGAAATTAGTAATAAGGTTGCTGAAATTTTGGAAAACTACACTATGTTTCCTGAAAACATGTATCAGGATTTGGGTATTGAAAAACGCCCGTTTGTACAGGATAAGGATGGAGACGTATTAAAAATGGCAGAATCTACCGAAGTGGAAAATTTCGAAAGTAATGGAGAAAATAACTTTAATGTTACTTTTATGCTCTACAAAGGGGTTGTATTTGGAGTTTACGGTGAATATGAGGGACAGGATGCAAGCTGTTTAAGACAGTTTGATCTGAATCAAGTTTATAATGAATTTAAAAACCTAAAAAAATGATGAATTTAAAAGCAATCTGCGCTTGCGACAACCAAACGGTATCGTTGTTGAAATTAACCTCTATTTTGGTTATCCCATCTTCTGTCTGGTAAATGACAATATCATTATTTTTAGTATCTTCCATAATCGTTCATTTGAACTATTCTTTTGTATGCCCATTTTCGTCAAACTCGAAAGGTAGCTCCAGCTGTCCGATTTGGCGCATCTTCATTTTCTTAAAATTATCACAGAACTGTTTCATGTTGTCGGAAACCTGGAACAACGTAATAACCTTGTTTATCTGTTTCTCCAAATTAGGCTCTCCTATGTCGGTAGTCAAAAGCTGGTGATACCTGTTTATTCTGTTCCCTGATTCACTTTTAGGAGTTTTCTTTTTAAGTTCTTCCAATACACCGTTCGGAAGCTCCTCGTAGATGAACGTATTAGTCCATTTACCGATTATACCAGGTCTTTTCTTTATCCCGTTAACGGTATAATCCCAACCGTTAAGCCTGAACAACTCTTTATAGAATATATCGGGGAAACGTTTCTGCCACGGTAGTAACTCTTCGGATATGTATGCTTTTAATATTTTTTGAAGTTCGTCATTTTCTCTTTCATATTGATATCCTGTCGCTTCATCAACCAGCGCAATAATTCCAACTCGAGCAAAAGAACGCATTAAAATCTCACATTGATTAGCAATAATATGTTGTCTCTCTCCTCTTAATTTCCCTGCTTTCCTCGCTTCCAACATTATGTCGCATATATCTGCAAGTGTTGTCGCCTCATATCCATTTATTTTTTGATTACCTTTATAGCATACAATTGGCGAAAAGTGGCCTACATTGTAGTTCTTGTAAATCAGTTCGTTAATACTTTTGTATGCCAGTAACCTGGCCAACCTACTGCCCGATTTATTAGACGAATTTTCAGACAATAATTTTAATGCGGATTGCATCTGATTTCCAGATAATACTCTTGTGCCATCGTTTAATACATAACAAGGGATACTCACTTCACCCAAATTCAAGACACCTTCACATAATATATTTCTATCTCCCATACTATAATATTTGAATATTCATTGAACCTTTCTCGCTACTCTCGTTCCATTTTTCTTTAATTTATATTTAGCTGTATTACAACTCTTATATAGTTGGAGGCGGCTTGTTTGTAATCGTATTCTTTTAGCAGTTCTGAATGTTCGCAGATGTATTTCAATTTGCGCGCCCATCTACTTCGCGCTGCGCTCCTTTCGCAAGCTCGATCATTTTGCGAACGTCCGCAAAATGATCAGCAACCGATTCTCCAGCGCTTTCACACGCACTTTTTGCCTTTTCAATAGCAGGAATAAAGTTGCGCCATTGGGTATATCCTAAAATTGAATGGAGCTCACGTCCGCTCCAACACTCTACTCCGTCGTACAGACAGACAATGGATTCAAACCGTACAAATAGTTCTTTTATTTCTTCTGTTTTCATTTAGCACGTTTATATTTTAGCACACTCAAAATTTAATCCCCTGATACCTTTTGCAGTTGAATAATCCTGCCGGTTTTTTCATCGACCTGAGCAATCTTATTGACCATCGCCTGCAGTATTTTACTTTCAGCTTCGTTCCTTTTTGCCACTTCGGTAAACTGTTTATCCATAAGAGTATATAGTTTTGTAAATTGCTCAACCATAGCTAATCTTTGCTCTTTTAGTTCTGCCATCATTGCAACTCTTTGTTCTTTCATTTCTACCCGTTGTTCACTCATTTGCAGGTGGAAGGACTTCAATTGGCTATCCATATTGGACGACACGAGCTTCATAAATTCTAATATCTCACTCATTGGAACGTCTTGATTTTCGTTAGTACTTTCCATATTACGTTCCTCTGGGGAAGTTTGTTTCAGATTATTTTCTGAATTTTCAGAAATATTTTTAAGCATTTCCCCATCACCTGTTAAAAGCCATTCCGCGGAAATATCATTGCAAGTCGAAATTATTTTCCGAACAACATCCAAAGACAATTTTCTATCTCCAGTCAATTGCTGATTGAGAGTGTTTTGTTTCACACCTATCATTTCTGCAAAGGAATTTGTAGAACATTGCTTATACTCTATTATTTTTTTTACTCTATCTATCATTTAATCCTATTTTTTATTTTATCTCAAATGTGATTCTTATTTTTGTATCAAATTATATTCACTATTATGAAAAAGAAACCAAACAAACCAACCAAATTGAAAAGCACACCAGAAATGGACAAGCTTTTTATAGAAATTAACCATGATTTTTTTAATCTATGGTATTCTGACGAACCTTTACTGAAACCGAAATCTTGTCCAATAATTCGTAAAATCTGTCAATTTTTTCTGGGTCATTAACTTTGCACATAAGTTTTAATATTTCTTTTTTAGATGATTCGCTCATGATACATTCTTTCATTTGCTCCAATCCTCTTATCATTAATTTTACTATTCTCTGACAGGATTTAAAGTCATTACACTTAGAAGTATGTAAAAGACTACTAACACCTTGATATAAAAATCTATATTCTAATCCCATTGGATCATCATGAAATAAGAGATAGTAATACAACATCCAGCTAGAACTTTGAGATAAATGAAGGGTTTTCTGAATCATAGAATTAGCTTCCAATTCAATGATTTTAATTTCATTTTGTATATTTCTTAGATCTATCAGAGTATAAATGTTCCACCCAATTAAGACAGTAACCAAAATTGATAATATCCCAACAAAAATACCTTGATAATCAAAGCATAAATTTTCATGCTTAGGATAAGCAAGGCATAAAGATATGACACTTATGAATAAGGATAATACACATATAAATAATGTTGTATTTATCCCTTGTTTTATCTTCTTATTTTGATCCATCTATTATTATTTATATTATTTCTAAATTATCTCATTTAAGATAAAAATTTAAAACAAACACTACAAGATATCTCAAATATGATTATCTTTGCCTTGTGATTAGATGAAAACACTAATCCATGAGCATAAAAAATAAATAATATACAAACATAAAAAAAATGGATGAAATAGCAATTAATAAACCAAAAACTTTAAAAAGCCAGATTTTAGATATGCAGGCTGGAATGTGTCTTTTTGTCCCATTCCGGGAATATACAGAGATGCACGTAAGAAAAATAGTAAGGTTTCTTAATCGGGATGGATATTCTTATAAAGCAACGAGTGCGGGTGTTATAGACGGGATAAATGTAATAAGATTAAAATAATTATGAACCTGATCCTCCGAAATACCGATCGTATCGAAATGTCGATGGCTGAATTTATTGATTTCACCAAGAGCGTTGTCAAGGAAGCCGTTGCCGAAACTTACGGGGAATATATTAGCCGGAATGAAGCAATTAGGCATTTGGGCAGTCGGAAAAAACTGGAGCAAGCAATCAAAATGAAGTTGATTAATCCTGATAAGGGAAATGGGAATCAGAAATGGCGGGTAAAAACCCGGGAAGTCATTGAAGCATATAAAATAATTGATAAACTATGAGAACTTTTTCAATATTAGCCTTTCTTCTTGCCCTTGGAATATTAGGATGCAGTATTTACGGAGGGCAGTACCATAGTCTTCCTTTCGCAATAATGTCCGGTATTTTGGGTTGGGCGATGTGGCCGGAGAAGAAGCAGGTAAAACCATACCGAAGTTATAGAAGTTGGGACACTAAAGATACGTAATGGCGGAGGAATTTAGCAAGGTTTGGTCCGGCTTAAACAAAGTAAACCTAACACCGCCCCGGGTGAAAGTAAGGGGGAACAGGGTGCGGAACCTGTATAAAAATATGTCGTGAGTTCTTTGGTCCGGTGACATTCTTTTCTTTACACCACAACATCTCCATTTCACACCGGACCTTTTTTTAAGTGACATATAAAGTACATTGTAGCCCTAGTCCTGTCGGGAGATAGCACGAAAGGCAAAATTTTAAAAGGGAAAAGTTATGAACGACAATGCAAATGTAAATGTAAGTGACAAAAAGGATAAAGAAATTGAAGATCTTAAAAAGCAGCTCGATGCTGCAAATGCATCCTGGATCAGAAACTTTAAGGAATGTGAGACACTGAAACAGGAATTATCTAGATATAAGGAACTTGTAAAGGCTCAGAGTGCTATTATAAACAACAATTAGCCGTCCGGGGCAGTCCGCTGTAACTGTGGCCATATCTTGGGCTGTCCCGACAACCCGCCTACTTAGCTCAGTTGGTAGAGCATCGGTTTTGTACTCCGAAGGTCATCCGTTCGAACCGGACAGTAGGCTCAAAAGTAAGGCCGTTTAGTTTGATGACGTGACGGCCTTACAAAAAACTCCAAGCTCTTTGACATGTTGACAGACAATAAAAAACACGCAGTTTGTCGCTGCGGGCTGGTGAACTACCGGGCAATACTCCGGTAGTGGCGAAAGTCGCGTGTCAAAGGCGCATTAAGCCAGCAACGGGTTGTACTGGAGTACTTAGAAAGAGGTTCGATTCCTCTTACCCGTCACATTTCAAACAACAAAACAAAAGTATGGAAAATAATTCAGAAACAAAAAAGCTGACGATCACGGAGCTTAAATCCATGTCTCCGTTTCAGATTTTAGAGGATACGAGAGTAAGAGAGCGATTCGTTACACTCTACAATAACATCCACAACTCTGAGCAGGGCGAATTATTCTTTGAAAAAGAAAAATACAACCTACAGAGAATCATACAAGCCTCCCCAAACCTAGCAAAATGTACAGGTTTCTCCACATATGGAGTACTCCTTGACATCGCAAGCATGGGACTTACCCTTGAAAACGCATCCCGGCCCCTTATTTACATCATCCCCGGTTCCGTGAATGTAGGAACAAAAGAAAAACAAACATGGGAACAACGGATGTCCATTGAAATTTCTCCATATGGAGAGCTCGATTTAAGAATCCAAGCTGGACAGCTATTATATGCCGACCGTCCTGTAATCGTATTCGAGGGGGATGAATTTAAGCCCAAGGTAACCGAAACCGGACAGAAAGTGGTAGTCTATTCGGCAGCCATTCCACGGCAAAGCAAAACAATCATCGGAGCTTTTATCAAGCTGACCCGCCCCGATCGTTCCTTTGACTTCTTTTGGATGCTTCCAGAAGACATCGACCGTCTGAAAGGATATTCCTTAAAGAAAAATCAACGGAAAGACAAAGACGGGAATGTATATGGAGACGCCAATGCCCTCTACCATTCAAATGAAGGTCAAATCGACACCGGATTCCTTGAAGCGAAAGTAATCAAGCACGCTTTCAAGACATTTCCGAAATTAAGGTTAGGACAATTCTCCGCTTTACAGCAAGACGAACAAGTCCAGGCCTCCGACTATGGGTTGGATGAGCCAGTATACAACCAAGTCCCGCAAAAAGAAACCGAAGAAGAAGCCGAAGAGACAGATGTACAGGAAATCGCCAAGCAACAGGGCGGTGTAAACATAGTAGAAAACCCAGAAGAACCCTTTTAATCATGGAAACAACAGCACTCTCAACAACACAGGAAGCATTATTACAGGCAAAAGACATCATTGCGCAAAACATTGCAAGTAATGAAAAAGCAAAAGAAGTCGCAAAAATCCTGCTCGCTAAAATAGAAAACACCCCTATCTCAGACACTCCGGAAGTCCGGTTCCTAGACGAAGAGTGTAAAACATTCCTCGGAAAGATAAGCAAGACCATTTCGGCCATGACCGACCGCCGGAAACCAATCACACAGGCATTCGACCAAATCCGGAAACATTTCACCGAACTGGAAAACGAACTGAAAACAGGGGAAGAAATACAGGCAATACAAAATTTCAGAAACGCATTTGCCCGGCATATCGCGGAAATCGCCGCAAAAGAGGAAGAGTCTCGGCGTATCAAGGCTGCCACAGAACAGGAGCGCATCGAAATGCGTGCTTATTTCAAACAAGCCTTTACCAACGACCTGGTAAACACATTAAGCCTTGCATACGATTCGCTTAAAGAAATATTCAACTCCATCACGCTGCAAAACTGCGAGCTAAAAAAAGATGAATTGAAAAACTTCTCATCCGAATACAAACCGGCCACTTTCTCATATCCATACAGGAATTACATTACAAAAGAAGAAGAGATCGCAATCTATGAAGAAATAGCTTCTTCCAAATCTGCCAAAAATGAACTGGAATACAATGAAAAAATCACCGAAAAAATCCGGTACTACCTTGATCGCGTTGATTCAAAGAAACAAGAATTGTTAGAGATCGCGCAAGCAAATGCCGCGGAAAAAGAACGGCTTGCGAAAGAAGCGGAAGAAAGGGCAAAACGGGAAGCGGAAGAAAAAAGACAAGAACTGTTGAACTTCACACAGAAACAACAGACATCCATCGAGGCAGAGAAAACTGAAGCATCCCTCAATACCCTATTCGACCAAAATTATTCTGCCCCTGAGGCGAATGTAAAGAAAACGCTTTCCATCGAAGTAAGCAATCCTGCCGGATACGGACAGATATTCATGTTCTGGTTCGAGCGTGAAGGAAAGAATCTCCCGAACGAAAAGATTGAAAAGAAATCCATCGCACAGATGAAGAAATTCTGCGAGGATATCGCAAACAAGGATGGAGAAATCATCACGTCAAACTTTATTACTTACAAAGAAGTCGTTACGGCAAAATGAAAGACCCATACTATGACAGGTCGGAAATATCCAACTCCGACCTGTCTGAATTAAAAAGACAGCTCTACGGAGGAATGGAAATCGACCCCGTTCATGCAAAATTTGGAAACCTAATCGATCACATGATTACAGAACCGGAAAAAGTCAACTATTTCAAACTGACTTGTGCCGGTGAACAATTGACAGAAGGTGATTTCAAAAAAGCAGAAGAAATGAAAAAGGCATTCATGCGCGATGAGTTTGCCAGCCGGATACTTCCACTATCAGACACACAGAAAGTCATGATTAATCCCTGTCAGAAATTCGACTACGACATCCCTTTTACACTGCCCGTCCGATGCAAATGGGACTTGTGGATGCCGTCAATGGGATGGGGAGGCGATATAAAAAGCACCTCCGCGACGACACAGGAACAATTTGAATCCGCTGTAAGGCAATTCGACTACGACAGGCAAAGATTCTTCTACATGAATATAGCAGGCTCCGAGAAAGACGTCTTAATCGGAATTTCCAAAGAAAACTTCCGCGTCTTCAAGGTATTCATAAAAAGAGGAGATGAATTATGGGAATCCGGCCAGCACAAGTGTATGGAACTCGCATTTAAATACTGGACTATGTTCGGAGACTTAAAAAATACAGCATGACAATCACACCCATAGAAGATTTAGAAAAAGAGGTGGACGATATAGAAGCTTATCTATCCACCTTACCGCCAGAGGATGCTAATTTAGCCATAGAGAGAGGGAACGAGCTTTCGGTATATATCGCCCGCACCGGGAAGATGCTTGCGGATGCAAGGTTTTATCAGGACAAGGCACTATCAGAAAGCATCGTTTACAACCTCGGAAAACAAGCTGGTTGCCCTGCATCGGTTCTAAAGCAACTTGTAGAAGCATCCTGTCAGCGTGAAAATCTATTGGTAAACACAATCGAACGCCTAAACCGTGCTGCCACCCATCAGTTAGATTGGCTCCGGACGGTAGTAAGCATGGCAAAAGAAGAAATGAGAAACTCAAACGGAATTAGCCAAAAATGAAAACAATCTCCAATAAAACCGCCGAAGATATTATCCGATGGCTATCAGACTTAAAATCCCGTTTACCTCCCGATTCCATCCAATCGAGAGAGAAGATAAGGAAAATAGATAAAGCAATTAAAATATTAGAAAATGGAGAAATTCTTAGGACAAGACATCCCTGAAAACGAGCGTTGGCAATTCTTACAAGACAACGCCGATGCAGTAGAAGAAATCGGATATACTCACCGTTTTTCACCCGAAGAATTGGCACAAAAGAAAGAACTTCTCGCGGAAGCATCAATCAAAATCAATGACATCGAGGAAGAAAAGAAAGAGGCATTAAGCGACTTTAAAGACCGGCTCAAACCTTTAACGGAAGAGAAAGCCGAACTGCTCGAAAATATTAAGACGGGGTCGAAATTCATCCCAAGTGAAAAGTGTGTAAAAATCCTCTATCACGAAGAAAAAATGGCTGGATATTACAACCAACTTGGAGAGCTGGTTTATTCACGCCCTATAATGCCGCAGGAAATGCAGAAAACAGTATTTAGTATTAACCGAAAAACAGGAACAGATGACTGAACAAAACGAAAACAGAATTAACGTAGTTGTACCTAAAGACTACAACGGCACACCTATTGAAATTGTATTACGTAAAGGTATAGCGGCTGAACAACTTCCAACAAGGGAACCTATACCAGTAAAAATTTTAGGTACAATAGATAGTCCATTAAAATGGATTGAAAAACGTGTCGAATTGATCGACCAAAAACATGCGAATATTACCGTAAATCGTGATTGCATGCAAATCTCACTTATTGACAAGGAGAATGATTATTACAGAAACGAAGTTTCCGGTGTATTGCAACCATCAAAAGAAATGATGGAGTTTGGTATCAACACCGATAAAAAATGGGACCCCATTAAATTATCCCAATTCTTCAAAATGCACCGTGCCTTCTTTAAGGATAAGGCACAAAATATGTCTCTCGTATCTACACTAAAGAATTTTAAGGCAAAAGTAAATCAAGACATTGAAAGGAGCAAAGAAGAGAATGGAAGCAAAACGGATAACTACTCGCAAGTCGTTGATTCCAATCTGCCGAAGTCGTTCAAGTTGAACATCCCTCTTTTCAAAGGATTCGCTTGTGAAGAAATTGAAGTTGAGATTTACGCAGATGTGGATGGCCGGGATGTTTCACTATCGCTTGTTTCTGCCGGTGCAAATGAAGCAATCGAAGAATACAAAAACAGAGTGATTGACGAACAATTGAATTTGATTCGTGAAATCGCCCCCGATATCGTGATTATTGAAATCTAAAATTTGCCCGGTTTTTCGGGCAAACGGACAGGTGGCGGAATTGGTAGACGCTAAAGTTAATTCCTTATAGAGTGGTTGAAAGAAGGTTATCGTAAAATGAACTGAACTAGCCGAAGGAAATGTAACGGGTAATGCTGAATGTCACCGCGACGTGATTATAATAAAATATCAAGTGCAAGTCTTGAAAAAACTCCACTCATGCAGGTTCGAATCCTGCCCTGTCCACAAAAATCAACATTATGGCATACATAAAACGCAAGCCCAAGAGACAACCCCTGTTTGACAACAAGGTCGTTGTAAAGAAAAATCCCAACCTTAAAGCAAAATTAGACCGCATCTTTTCAGAGTATATCCGCATCCGGGATGCAAATCAGCAAGGATATACGGTTTGTATATCATGCGGTAAAATAGTCTCGTGGAAAGAAGCTGATTGTGGGCATTTTGTAAACAGACGGCACATGGCTACCCGCTTCAACGAAAAGAACTGCAACGCACAATGCCGGAGCTGCAACCGTTTTGACGAGGGCAACATCATCGGATACACGAAAGGCTTAATAAGGAAATACGGACAGGGAGTTATAGAGGAACTCGAAATCCTCAAACACCAACACTCCAGCCTGTCCGACTTTGATTATAAAGTTTTAATCGACCTATACACACAAAAAGTAAAACAACTACATGAGGATAAAGGAATCTAACGACAGCTTCGAGATTACGTTTGAATACAACCGGAATCTCACATGGGCAATAAAGAAACTGATGGAAGTGTGTCCGGGTGCCGAATATGACCCAAGAAGGAAATCATTTTTCTTTCCCAAAATATACGCCCCGCAAGTCTATATGTTCGGACAAAAGTACGGCTTCGTATTTACCAAGGAACATGCGAAAGCGGATTGGGAAATACCGAAACTTCCGGAACTGACACAAGACATTCCCTTAAAAATGGAATTATATCCCTATCAGAAACAGGGTGTCGCCTATAACATCATTCACAAACGAACAATCATCGGTGATAAGATGGGACTTGGGAAAACCTGCCAGGCGATTGCTTCCGTGCTTGCTTTGAATGCTTTTCCTTGTTTGGTTATCTGCCCCTCTTCTCTAAAGATAAATTGGCAAAGGGAATGGCACATGTGGACAGATAAGAAAGCATGCATATTGAACAATACCAACATCAACACGTGGCATTTGTTTGCTTCCGGAAAATCATTATTCGGGGAAAGTGTAAAAAACGATGTATTCATCTGCAACTACGAAAGCCTTAAAAAATACTTTGTACAGAACATTATCACCAAACCGGGACACGCTTTTAAACTTAAAGATGTTATTTTTACTCCAAACATCAACCTGTTTAAATCTGTCATAATTGACGAGGCCCACCGGATAAAAGACCCTTCGTCCCAACAAAGCAAGTTCACCAAGGGATTAACGTCCGGAAAGGAGGTAATATTCGCTATTTCCGGGACCCCGGTAGTGAACAAGGCAAAAGATCTCGCCTCCATGCTTGCAATCATTAACCAGGTGGACAAATTCGGAGGATACACAAAGTTTGTAGCTGAATACGGATTCAATGACAACATGGAAGAATTGAACTACAAACTCAATACGACCTGTTTTTACAGCCGGAACAAAAAAGAGGTATTGAAAGAATTGCCCGATAAAATCAGAACCGTTGTTCCTTGTGAAATAGACAACCAAAGCGAATATAATGCGGCACTTTCAGACCTTGCCGATTATCTGAAAGAATACCGGGCAGCAACCGACGAGCAAGTCAGAAGGTCGATGCGCGGTGAAACGATGGTAAGAATCGGCGTCCTTAAAAACATCTCCGCAAGGGGAAAATTAAATGCAGTAAGGGATTATATCAATGACATGCTGAAATCCGATGAAAAAATAGTCGTATTCATCCATCAGAAGGAAATCGCCGGATTCCTTACACAGGCATTCCCTGATGCAGTAACAATCACTGGAAACGACGACATGATAACACGGCAGAAAAATATCGACGCCTTTCAAAACGATCCATCTGTAAAGTTGATTGTCTGTTCCATTAAAGCGGCCGGGGTCGGATTGACGCTTACTGCATCCTCTAATGTGATATTTGTGGAGCTTCCGTGGACAGCCGCTGATACAGACCAGTGTGAGGATCGATGCCATCGTATCGGGCAGAAAGATTCCGTAAACTGCATCTATTTTCTTGGGGAAAACACAATAGACGAAGATATCTATAAAATAATCCAATATAAACGGGAAATATCGAATATAATAACTGGAGGGATTAATGAAGCTATTGAACAGGAATCAGAGTTTGACTTATTAATAAAGAACATAAATATCAAATGAACTATTGATAAGCTAATACTATCGGTTTTTAAATGAAATTTTTATAGAACTATATTAAAATGATAGAACTACAAGCCATAGGTAACATCGGCAAGGATGCCGAGCAGAAAACAATAGGGGGCAAGGCATACGCCTCATTTTCAATCGGTGTAACAGAAAAAACATCAGATGGGGAAGATAGGACAACATGGCTCCGGGTAATGAAATACGACAGCGAAGGTAAGTTGACCGCATACCTTACAAAGGGGAAAAAGGTTTGGGTACGTGGCAATCCCTACTTTTCTGCTTATGTCAGTAAAAACACAGGTGAAGCCATCCCGGACATAACTATCTGGGCTGATAAACTCGTGTTCTGTTCTTCCGGAGAAAAGCAGAACCAGCAAACAGAAAGACAATCCGAAGTAAATAATTCCCCGTCACAGGCAGACGATGACGACAGTCTGCCATTCTAACCATGAAAATCAAACTCCTTAACACTTCCGTTGGTCTGAAACCACTCTTCGATGAAGATTTCGAGGAAAAGAAAAGTTGAAAATCGGAGAGGTTTACGAGGCCACTATCAAGCGGCCTCGAAACCTTTCCTTTCACCGAAAATATTTCGGACTCATTAACCTTGCCTGGGAATATCAGAATGAGATAGCGGTAGAGCATTTCAAGCACAGCATCGAACTATTCAGAAAAACGGTAGAAATGGCAGCCGGATGGTGTGAGCCGATATACTCGATACGAAGTTTGTAGAAGTGATCCCCTACATACCGGACGACAAAGAACGCATACCGGACAATTTAAAACCACAACAATAACACTAAAACTATAATATCATGGAAAAAATCACAGACAAAATTAAATCCTTCGAGGATGCTTGCAAGCATCTCAGACTTAACCCTAACGACCTGCCGGTTGTAGATATGCTTCCGGAGAAAGATAGGAAATCAATTATCGCATTCTACAAGCTTACAATTATTATCAGAGCATTGAATGAAGGTTGGGAACCAGATTGGTCAAATTGGGATGAATGTAAGTATTACAACTGGTTTTACGTTGAAAAAGGAGAAGACCAGCGTTCCTCCGGTTTTCGTTGCGACGATGCGGGCTGCGCGCGTACGTGCACGCGCACCGGCTCTCGGCTTTGCTGCGGTACATCTGATGATGCAGAATACATCGGAAAAAAATTTGAAGATTTATATAACGATTATTTTGGATAATGGAAAATAATGATGATGGAAGCCTGGGATTTCTGAATATTCAGCCCGATGAAGACAGGAAATAAAATCTTACATTAAATTTTGCAATTATGGATAATAGCCGTATATTTGTGGTGCTCAATTGGCAAAGCGAGCACCACAAATTACAAATGAAGGTATTTTTTATACCATATCGTGACTTATATCCATAAGTAAATTATAAGTCGTCGAAGTCCTGAGTTGCATAGCCTTCTTTGTAAGTGTTATGTTCGCTTTGCCAAAAGAACAGGAAGTCGGCGACTTTCTTATTTTTATTAACTTATAATTCATCAACGTATGGCAAAGCGAAGTGAATCTGTAAGTAATGTGAATCATAGTACCATTACAGCACGTCCACCCCGACGAAACGAGGGTAAATTACTTTCCGAAGTAAAAGAGTTGCAACAACAACTAATCCAAGTAAGACAAAAATTAGAGATCGAAAAGAACTGCAAGAATCAGGCGTATTACTTTATTCTCAGTTCCGGCAACTTCAGAAAGTTTGCTGAGTTCCACAAAACGCATAAGGCAAGCCTTGATTATCACGGAGCTTGCATGGCGCAGCTTTATCTTGATTCGTTTGAAAAATAAGTAAACCACACAAATATGGAAGAATTGATTATTACTTCTAACGATGGTAGAATGTCATCGTTAGAAATTGCACAGATTACCGAAAGAGAACACAAAGATGTCATGCGTTCAATTCGAAACATGGAAGAATCTTGGTTAAAAATAGCCGGGCGCAATTTTGCGCTGGGCACGTATAAAGATGCTAATAAGCAAGATAGACCATGCTATTATCTGACAAAAACCGAATGTTTATATGTCGCAACAAAATTCAATGACGAAGCAAGGGCTAAATTGGTTTTACGTTGGGAACAATTAGAAATAGAAAAGCGAACAGAACAAAGCAATCTTTCCCCGGCTGAAATGCTTCTCAAACAATGTCAGATCATGGTAGAACATGAAAAGAGATTGTCAACCGTTGAGCAGAAAGTTAATGAGGTATTAGCTATTCGGGAAGAAGCGCAGAAAGACATGTTATCACTCCCTCTTTCTACTGATGCTGTTCCTGAATTAAGCATGAGAGATAAAGTCCGTGCTTTGGTAAACAAATATTCCATGCACTTCAATGTTCCTCAAAAGAATGTGTGGGACCATATTTACCAAACCCTTTATTACAATTATCATATTGCACTGCGTTCCTACGCCAGAAAGAAAAATGAGAGTCTTATTGATGTAGCTGAACGTGTAGGCGCATTGGATAAAATGTACGCAATTATTTCAAACCTATCAAGGCAAAACGGATTAGTAGCATAAATTCCTCTTTAATAAAGAATCAGCATGAATATAAAAGGACAGATAAAGTTAAGGGTGGATGCCGTTAACACCCACCCATGGTTAGAACTATTTCCGTACTCTTACAGTTGTTCTTACAGTAGTACGTACTTGGGTTCTAACCCGAACTTGGATTTTAGCCATGATGTTACTTTTTAAGTTAAACAAAAAGGAGGTTTACTCCCCGGCCCGCTTTGAGCCTTGCCATATCTCGCTGCGGTACGGGCTAAAATCCGATACAAAGTTAACTGTTTTGTAGTATCTGTCCTTTTTAATAATAAAATATATGCCCCGCACCCCGAAACCCAAACAACCAAAACCGATCATTTCCCGTCTGTCAACAAACTATTCCGACTGCCGGAAATGTATCTACTACCAACCGTGGAAATTCGGATTGGTTGATTGCCCGTTTTCGGTGGTGCCGCATGAAAACTGCGTGGACAGAAAAATTGAATGTGTAAATTATAAAAAAACATGATTGAAAATACTATTAAAAAAATTGAGCAATGGGTTGTCGACAGAAACCTGCATACCCAGGATCCAAAAGTACAGATGTGTAAAACAGTTGAAGAACTCGGAGAACTAGCCCGGGCAATAAACAAAGGCGATAGGGAAAAACAGACAGACAGCATCGGGGATACGGTTGTCACTCTCATCTGTATATCAAAACAACTGGGTATTGATTTCAGTGAATGCGTTGAATATGCATACAACGAAATCAAAGACCGGAAGGGGAAACTTATCAACGGGATATTTGTAAAAGAGGCGGATTTTGTATAAAAAATTAAATAAAAAATCATGAGAGCACTAATTATCACATCCTTATTAGGAGACTACTCCGGTATTGCTGAAGAAGTAGAAAAACAACTCCAAAACCAAGACAAAAATCAAGAATCCGATGAAGTTGTAAGTATCCATCAGTTCAACATGCTTTCACAGGCGTATGATGCGAAATTTAACGAATGCGAAAAACTCAAAGCCCAAAATCAGGAATTGGAAAAGTCAAACATTAAACTCATGGAAGAGGTTAATAAATATCGGTATTTCATTGAGTGCCAGAAAAACGAAATTGAAAAGCTGTGATATGGAATATGGAGAATTGTTAAAAGACCCTCGCTGGCAAAGAAAGCGACTGGAAGCCATGCAAGCGGATCGATTTACCTGTCAGATGTGTTTTCACGCTGATAAACCATTAAATGTACATCATAAAAAATATATTCAGGGAGCGGCACCATGGGAGTATGATACAAGTGATTTAATCACTCTTTGTGAAGATTGTCATGCCAAATATCATCGTGATGTTACTAAAACTAAAATAATGGCTAATATGCTTATAAACATTTCTGAACTATTAAAATCAGCAATATGATATGGCGAGACAATTAAAAGAAGGATTGAAATATTTTTCTTTTGATGTTGATTTTTTTGATGATGAGAAAATAGGTGCAATTTCTGGAGAGTTTGGGATAAAAGGAGAAATTACAGCAATAAAGCTGCTATGTGCGGTATACCGGAATGGATACTTCGCTGTGTGGAATGAGCCGTTAAAAATGAAACTTTTAAAATCCCTTCCAGGAATAAACTCTGAATTACTGGACCAGATCGTGAATCGCTTAGTTAGGTGGGGGTTCTTTGACAGCTCCTGCTTCAGCTCGGTAAAGATTCTGACTAGTGAAGGTATTCAGAAGCGATATTTTGAAGCCATTAAAAGAAGAAAGCCCAAGGAAGAATATCCTTATTTACTTATTAATGTAGACAATAATGCAATAAATGTATGCAAAAATGACAAAAATGTATACAAAAGTACACAAAGGAAAGGAAAGAAAATAAATAATCCCCCTATAATCCCCCTTTTGGATTTTTCGTCGGAAGGAATAATCCCGATTGAAAATTTGAAGGAAAGAATATTTTCCGAAGAAACGGCATGGATTGAGACCATAGCAATGAAGCAACAGCTTAAACCCGATGAAATAATTAAGTGGGTGAACGATTTTTTTGACGAACTCGAGTGTATAGGTGAAAACATGAAAAGCCTAAAAGATTTCAAATCCCACTTTTTCAGGTGGCTTAAAATCCAACTAAAAAACAGAAAGGAGGAAAAAGATGACGGAAGACTTGAAAGTTGGTAGACAGAACTCACCAGACACGGAAAAAGCCGTATTAGGGGCGATGATGCTATCTAACGAAGCAGTGACCGATGTGGTGTCAAAGCTAAGCACAGATGCGTTCTTTGACCCCAGAAACCGCATAATCTTCGATGCCATCCGGGGACTGAACGACAAAAGCATACCGGTAGACATGATTTCGGTAGTCGAATGCCTTCGCCAGTCCGGCAAGCTAATTGAAGCAGGCAACGCATCCTACGTAACCGAACTCACGAACCTGTCCGGTTTCGGACTTGCTCGCACGGATCACTATTGCAAACTGCTCGTTCAGATGCAGATAGAACGACAACTGGTAGTTATGGCTACCGAGATAATCCGGATGTCTGACGAAACAAACGACGTTTCAGACACCATTTCATTCGCTGATAGGCAATTGCAGAAAATAAACGAAATCATTTCCCTGAATAGTCGTATGGAACATATATCGTCGGCAGTCGAAAAAGCGGCTGACGAATCGATATTGAGGACGGAAAACAGACGGCAAGGGAAAATGTCAGGCGTAACATCCGGACTGAAAGACCTGGATAAAATGACATCCGGATTCAAGGGGTCCGAACTGATAATACTCGCAGGACGCCCTGGGTCAGGAAAGACAAGCGTGATGCTTCACTTCGCCAAGGTCGCCGCAAGAAATGGCGTCCCGGTGTGCATCTACTCCCTCGAAATGGACAGCATCAGCCTTGCCGACAGGCTAATCCTTTCAGAGACGGACATCGAAGCGGACAGATACCGGAACGGATACATATCCAACGAAGAGTTCAACCAAATCGCATCGGCAAAGAAAAGACTTTCCGAACTGCCGATATACGTTGACGACAACCCGATAGTATCCATGCGCTACATCCGTGCACACTCTAAGAGAATGTCAAAGCAGGGAAAATGCGGATTGATACTCGTAGATTACTTACAACTCGCTGATATGGGCGAAAAGGGGAAAAACCGGGAACAGGAAGTTGCACAGGCGAGCAGACAGGCAAAGATAATCGCGAAAGAGCTTAATGTGCCTTTTATCCTTTTATCCCAGCTTAACAGAGCTTGTGAAGAACGGGCGGATAAAAAGCCACAGCTATCCGACCTTCGTGAATCAGGAGCCATCGAGCAAGATGCAGATAAGGTTATATTCGTTTATCGTCCGGAATATTACAAGCTGAAAGATCCTCATAACAACCCGATAACCGGAGAAGGTGCGCTCATAATGGCTAAACAGCGCAACGGAGCCGTAGGTGACGTGAAATTCAGGTATAATGAAAGTCTCACGAAGATATTCGACCACAACACAAACGAATCCGGAAGACCATTTTAATAAAAAATCACTGAAACAATGAAAACATACGTAATAACACTATCAAAACAGTTTCTTTCCGGACATAAAGAGGCTGGGAAACCGACAAATTTTAGAGATAAATTCTTGCTCGGAATAGGCTGCCCGGACTGTAAAACCCAACAAGACTTATCAGGTGAAAACATATCGCCTTGCAATAGTTGCATAAGAGCGTGTATGTACCCCAAAATACATACAATGCGGTCGAATTATCAACTTTGGGAGTCAAGCGCTAAACATGAAAAACGCAGAGAGGAAAGTCATCAAATTACTAAAAGAAAACAATTTGATAAAGTAATGGAAATAAAAGGAAAAGTTCATTTAATGTTCGAGCAAAGTGGAACTTTCAAGAATGAGTTTATAAAGCTGGGAATACCATCGGAAGATTATGATATCCAAAATAATTTTGGACAAACTGACCACGTTGTAGACTTGTTTGCGGAGATTGAAAAAGCGTATGACGGTAAAGGAAGCGTGTTTGATAGTATTACGAAAGACGATTTGATAATGGCTTTCTTCCCGTGCATTTACTTTGAGTCCATGCAAGCAAATTACTATCAAATGCGTTGCAATAACTTATATTGTAAATCTAAAAATGAGCAATATGAAATAGTACTTGAGAGAATAGGTAAAAGAGAGAAGTTCTATTCTTTATTATATAAATTTTTTGCTGTTTGTGATTTCAGGCAGATAAGAATGATATTGGAGAATCCTGCCACACAACCGCATTATCTGTTGTATCCTGCAAACTTTATTCCGTACACATTTGTTGATATGGATAGGAGGAAAAGGGGCGACTACTTCAAAAAGCCTACTGCATATTGGTTCTTTAATTGCGAACCGACAAATGGAAAGAGTTTTCAGAAACCTAAAGAAACAAAAGTAATAATGAATTGTAAGCAAGGAAAAGAATCGGGTATCTGTTCAGAAGAACGTTCGCTAATCTCACAAGACTATGCTCGTAATTTTATCTGCGACTTTATTATTGGCAAGGCACAGAAACATACACAACTTGAATTATTTTAGAAGATGTGCAGAATGTTTAATGAGTTCCGAGAATATTTAAAACTTTAATTAATTTATCGGTGTGTGCTATGGACAAATATGGATCAATAGATCAGAACTGGTATTCTTCCGAAAATCAGAAACATGAAAGGGAGAAGGCGACAGAAGCTTTGAAACAAATGAAAGAACTAGAAAAACAATATGAAAAATCACGTACTGTGATTATTAAAAGAACACAGTACGGAGGAGTCAGGAAACGGTATTTAAAAACAAAATTATGAATAGAGAAATATTATTTAGAGGGAAACCTATTGATAAAAAATTCGGTGAATGGGTTGAAGGATTTTATATGGAGGATTTGGATAATGGCCGGGTAAAATCGTTTATTTTTAATACCCCTTTACAGATAGAAGTAGATCCGGAAACAGTCGGACAGTTTACAGGGTTAACTGACATAAAAGGGAACAGAATTTATGAAGGTGATATATTCGAAAGTATCTGCGGAATAATAGCAGTCGTAGAGTGGGATAAAGATGCCAGATTTTTAGGGTTTACATCACAACGAAGAATACTATATGTTGGACGAGAACCTAAGGTAGAGATTATAGGCAATATCCACGACAATCCGTCACTACTCAAATAATGGCTATCACATACCCATCACATTAGTAATGTCTTGATATTCTGTTGTTTTGTGGAATAAGTATCATTCCTGATTATCAATTTATCACATAAAAATGGACGCCACCTACATGATGACGTCCGCGCCAACTCCACCACAACAGACACCACAAAAAAACGTGTCTGCTTTATCTATTCTTACCGAGGTAGACCAATACCCTTACAGAAATAAACTCGCAGACACGTATATACGTAGTCCAACGAGTTTAGTATCTGTATTTCTTATTTTGGTCTTTTCGGTAAGTACTAAACTCAACTACAACAATTACAAAACAATATGCGCAACTCTTTGCGCATGGCAAATATAAGAATTATTCCTGAATTTAAATTAATAGAATAATGGATAAAAAACTACTAAACAAAATTCTGCCTTATTGCGGACATGGCCTGAAATCAATATATAAAGATTATTTGTGTTGAATCGTTAAAAAATAATCCCTATGCAGAATGATTTTGATTTGTCGGAAAAATGCCGTATGTTTGTAGTGCTTATCATACTAAAGGGCGAGTAGGCTCGCCGTACTGCGGGCATTTTTTATGCCTTTAAATACACGGTTTCACAACCCCCGTGTGGAGTATTAATGTACCCACAGCCCTTTAGGTGATAAGCAGCGGGAAAGAGTGGAACCGTTTTTATATTTCTACTCATCATTTTAAATAAATTCTTAGGGATAATGCTTATCACGGAAAAGAATTTGTCAACATCGGTACAAGGTATTGATGAAGCACGTTATGGCCACGAAACGGCTAAAACTACTGTAACTATTCCTTCAATCAACGTCGAAGAACTATTGGAAATCTCTTCAACACTAAGAGGCGACGAAGCAATTATCGAGGTGTCCAACCTTGTCGAATTTAATCATGATGAACCGGATCTTGAATACGCTTTGAGGTGTGTTTGCCGGTTCTATGCGAAAGTTTCGTATCTTGTTGACAGAATGAAGCAGATATTAACCGAAGAAAAATAACCCACCATGGATGATTATGAAATTATAGAACAGTACGCTGATTACCGTATTGTTCAAAAGAAGTATAATGGGATACCATGTACTTTCCGTCATGATTATTTTGATAATTCTGTCAGAATAAAATTTGACGACAATTTTGCAAGGTGTAATGGATATAGGAATATCAAAGATATGTTCACAAAAAATCCCGACATGAAGCAATCAATTCTAGCTGCTAATTTGGGGATAATTCCCGATTGGATTCTCATAACACCCGATATGGGATTTGTAATATTGGATAAAACTAAATTGAATTAACAATGGGAAATAATATTCAGATATTTAAAAACGAACAGTTCGGTGAAATCCGTACAGTAGCAAACGAAAATAACGAGCCTTTATTTGTTGCAAATGATGTTGCAACAATGCTCGGATATGCAAATCCAAGAGATGCAATTGCTAACCATGTTGATGAAGAAGATAAAGCTACCGTCGCCATTCACGACGGCAGCCAAAACAGGAATATGGTTGTAATTACAGAATCTGGTTTTTATTCACTTGTTCTGTCTTCAAAAATAGAAAAAGCAAAAAAAGTCAAAAAATGGGTAACAAGTGAAGTGCTTCCATCTATTCGTAAAAATGGAGGTTATATAGTATCTTCTGAAGACGATACACCTGAAATTATTATGGCTCGTGCCATTTTAGTAGCACAAGAAACTATTAAGAAGAAAGACGAAAAGTTAAAACAACTCGAAGCTGAAAAAATTAAAATAATAGAAGAAACAAAACCGTGTGTAGTATTCACGGAAAGTGTAAAAGTAAGTAATACAAACATACTTGTACGTGATCTTGCAAAAATTATCACACAAAACGGGATTCCGATCGGGGCCCAACGATTATATGATTGGTTTGTTGAAAAGAAATATCTGATAAGACATAAACGCTGGAGTAAATCCAAAAACAAGTATGCTACTTACTATACCCCCACACAGGCATCATCTGAAAGAGACCTATTTTGGGTATCTGAAAGGCCTATATCTAATCCGGGAGAAACACCTTTTACAGTGTTTACTACTTATGTGACAGGGAAGGGGCAAATCTATTTTGTAAACAAATTTCTAAAACAAAAAGAATTGGTATAAACACAGAGGGGTGTAATGCCCCTCTCTAAAATTAATAAGTTCAAACAACCATGATCCCCAACAAAACCAGTAAAGACTACAAGCGGCTCAAGGAGCTGCTTGATAAAGGAGAAAAAATAACTGTATTTTTCTTGCATAAATCAGGGTATGGAACTGAGCATAAAATACGCAAAACAGCAGAAAAGAAATATAACGAAATAACACACTGTGACGGATATTTTATAGGCCCAATGACCATATTCCCTTTCAGTCAAAAACCTTTTGAATACTACTGTGAAAAATACAATATTGAATTTATAGAGCCAAATTTATGAAAGACCAATCTTTATTTCATAGACATGAAAATTTATATAATTCTAATCCACGAGATCCCTTTTGTTCATGATATTATGGACAAAGTGGACCTTACAGAAAGAGGGAGTAAAGTGTATGTCAAATTCAGGACGATTAAAATGGAATCACATGATGAAAGTGAAGATAATTTCAAGAAAATAGTAGAACATATATGTTTTAAGCAGCATAAAGAACTTCAAAATACGGATGGGATAGGCAAACCTGTATTTGTATATGCTGTCTCAAACAAATCTCATCGTATTGTTTATTTCAGGAAAGGCATAAATCAGATCTCAGACGGTGAAAAGATATATATGTTTGATGATGTGATTTCTCATTTCTTATCTGTTCAGACAGATAACATGAGAAGAGTTATGAATGTCGGGAATGAAATTAATGGAAAATTTTGTCCGATAAAATGCTATAAATACTAATACTTAAAGATGAGAAAAATGACTAGTATAAATCTATGTAGATGTCCTTATTGTGGATCTTACCACTACGAAGTAGGGTATTTTACATCCGCGGCTAATTGATAAAGATATTAAAATCAAAGTTAAATTAAAAGAGGATTAACTATGTTTACAACACCTTGTTTTATCAGAAAAAGTACCCCGGAGCTCAGAAGAAAACTTGACGAGCTTGGATACTTTCCACACCCAACAGCAAACCCTTTATATAACCACCGAAGTGGGGCATTGTATACCGGTCGTTTTTTCTACAGCAATATACCTACCGGGACGCAGGAAGAAAACAGTAAAATTATTGACTGCGGAACAAATGAAGAACTCTTTCTTGCTGTTGCAGCATTAAGAGATAATTCAGACAAGTATCAGTATTTTGTAACAGAAGAAGAAATGCACTGGCCAAATCAGGATACGTGGATGCCTGTCGGATCATTCATCTTTAGTTATGTAGATAATTATACAGATACTGATGGCAAAATCCATAAAGCTACAGTAGAAGAACTTATAGAACATTTTGGTGGTGATAATGTCGGGAGCAAATAAAATAATCCTTTAATAGAAACATTTTCGAATATGAGAAAAGCAAAAATAATAAAAGGAGACCTATGTCATATCCTGTGTGATGATGAAGTATATGTACATGAGTGAATTTATTGAGGAATTAAATGAATAACCTTATTTATCTGCCTAAATTTCATGCTGGGCAAAAGGCATATCTACATTATGGTGTTGGTTCATGTTTCCTTGTAAAAATACTAGATATATACAGATATAATGAAGAGTGGTACTATGATGTTGATGCATCATCTTATAGCCGAGGTATGAAATTAGGATACGTGAGTGAGAAATATCTTACGAAAAAAAGTTATCAAAAACCTGATTGTAGATACTCAACAAAAACGATTCAAAAACTAAATGAATAAATATGAAAGCACTTGAAATTTATAAACCTCCATTCCGGATATCAGAACCATACATATTCTCATCTAATGGTGTTATGGCATTTATGATCCTTACAAGAAACAATGAACTTATCAGGAATATTTGTGATACACTAAGCAATGAAGATACACATCTGAATTTGGGAAATATAACGTATGCAAACGATGTGTTCATACAAAAAGATAACGAAAACATATTATTATTGCGTGGATGGGGACATTTAACCGGAGGAGGAGCTTTGAACTTACCAGATAAAGAAGCTATCCAGATACAAAATGAATTTCGGGACTGGGTTATTAGCAAATTAAAGGGAAAGAAGTAGCGAGGTTAGTCCTCGCTATTACTTAGTTTGTTTCCTTCTAGGTGGTATTTTGGGAGACTTCATTCCGTCAATATGTTCAAATAGAGAGTTATCTACATGAGCCATCATAGGATCCAAGATAAAATCAATGCCTTCCCTTCTCGCTAATTTAGATGCTGGAACAAAATCAGCATCACCAGATATAAGTACAATTCTATCAACAAAATGCTTTAATGATAAAGAAGCAATATCTACCCCTATCTTCATATCTATACTTTTTTGCCTTAATTCGTAATAAACATCACTTTCTTGTAAGTCCTCTATTTTCAATGAACCAGATAATAATTCCTTTATTTTATTTGGTCTTATTTGCCAATTGCCAGAATCCTTAAGATATCCTAGTCTAAGTGCAACTTTTCTTTTTTGTTTTAAGGCTTCAAATATTTTATTCCTAAATATAGCTTCAGGACTTCTCTCAAAAACAATACATTTTTTAGAAATAGGATTATGAACTCTTTTTGAAAAAGGTACACAGTCGTAGAAAAATATACGATAAAGATAATTTTCTTTCCCAACATGTGAATGAGCTAATGTATAAATGTCATCAGCAACTTCCTCAGGAGTTTTGTTTTTTCCCTTATTATATAAATAATTATATCTTTTAATAAAAAATCCTCCGTCTATTAGAACAGCTATTTTGACTGGTGCACTAAAATTAGATTCTGGCTTATTGTTTGATTTCATATCATTATAAAAAACAAAGGCTCTTGGGTCGGCATGCTCATTATTAAACCAAAATTGGTAGAACATACGAAGCCAAGAGCATAATTATGCCACAAATATAGATTCTGGAAATATGATTTACAAACAAAAAATCCAGAAAATCATTTTATAATGGCATTTTTAACATATACGCATCAACATTGCATAAAGTTACAAAAAAGAGGGGACACAACTCCCCTCTCACACCTTCCGATATGTTCACGACTAAATATTTACGCGGCCTTACAGGCATCTTAAAGCAAACAGGGCTATTTCGCTGATATAGCTGCTTGCTGCGTTGTCGGCAATATTGATTAATATTTCAAAACTATCGGGCATAATATTTTATTTCATAGTTGCGAATGAACCCCTTGCACAATAAATAAACTACAACCGGGAACATCATTTCAGCAATATCTCCGTTTATATAACAAATTTCCTCTCCTTGTAAATTAAATCCACTACTTACCGCAATATGAACTGACAGATGGTGCAGTTCATGCGTGATCAGATTAAAGTACTTTGCCGGACTAATAGAAATTGCAAATATGACCACTGATTCCCGGTAAAAATAGTTACTGAATGCAAGACCATTATTTACATTTCCGCTTGTCAGGTTTTTATATGCATTTTTTAAATCCGATTCACTACAATTTAACCCATACAAGGCGTTCATAATTTCATCTACGTGATACCTTGTAACCGGATAAAAGGCGGTTATATTCCATTTTTTACCTTTTACGTAAATATGGAATCGTTGTCTGATCATAGAAAATCACTCCATTCTACTCCGCATCCATTGGCTACCATCGTAGCGTACCATCTTCGCATAATAGTTCCATCAGCTGCATCAGGGTCATCGATTGAATCTTTTACAAATAAAGCAAGCGATTTATCGTCTGGGAGACTAGATTTATAAAAATCTGCTCTAGCCATATTTGCAACGTACACATAATCATAAAGTGTATTATTTTCCAGTTTCACACCGTGCTTAGCGAGAAGTTCGTCAACCTGATCTTTGCTCATTGGTTCTATTGGTTCAAGCCTGCCAGTTGCGGGATTTTTTTTCTTCATTAAAGAAATTGCATAATCGCATGTCTTTTTATCAAAATGCCATCCCCTGAAACTAAGATACCGAGACATTGCTATCGGTCTGTAAAAATCGTATGTATCTAATGCTTGTTTACACATATTATTTAATATTTAAGGAGGGATGTTTCCACCCCTCCAGGTGAACCTGTTTACATAAACCGGGGATCAAATCCCTGTCCGCCGAAATTATTCCGGAACCATTGTCCGACATTTTCGCCGTAACCACCTTGGCCCATATTCTGGCCCATGCCTTGTCCAGAATTTTGACCATATCCCTGATTGCCGCTTCTTTGGCCCATTCCCTGCCCCATTTTATTGAGCAGTTTATGTCCTTTTTTCAGGAAATCCTGTAATTCTTCTGCGAATTCTCTTATTTCTTCATTCATAACATGATAATTTTAAAGTTAATTAATTGAGGAGTTCTTTCAACTCCCCTAGGTCTTCCGACGTGAACTTAATACAACCCAAGCTACCTATAAACATATCTAACAAGAAATTATGAGGCATATCTACGATGGCCTGGCCTTTTCCTACTGTAACTTTAACCATCCCTAATTGATACTCCCTAACGTCCATTTCTTCAAATAAAGAGACAAGATTATCAACCATAACATCGCTGTCTATTGTTCCGTCTTCTCCGGCAATAAACAAAAATCCGGTATCAAGCCATCTGTTGATAAGTGCATCCTTCCTGGCTAGTAAATTACTTAACCCATTTTTAAAGAAAGTGCGCGTATGTGCTTTATCCGGAAAAAGAGAATCTATTTTACTATTTCCCCAGGATTGTACTGCGGTTTTAATTTCACCTTTAAACTGGTTCAAATCCTCTTTTTTCATTTCTTGCCTCCTTTCTGTCGTTTCATTTTCTGATACTCAGAATAGGGAATATCAGAATACTTTTCCTTATATTCCTGGAAATCGTTGATCTCCTTGTCAACCTCAGTAGCAGCGGATTTTCTAAGCCTTTTTACAAGCGTCAGATGATTCTCTAGGGCATCCTTACCTTCTTTTGAGCCTTCTACCACCGGGCGCATCATTTGCATGTATTTAGCTTGAAGAATAGACATTATCATATTCTGACTTTCAATAAATTCTTCATTGTTTGTTACGATTTCAAATTCCTTGTCAGTCATTGCTGATACAATGCTTTCGATTTCGTCCCATATAGGAGTCTGGCTTTGTTGTGGTTGCTGGACCATCTGATTTTTTGCTCTTTGCATCGCTTGTTTTTTCTGCTCCAAAGCGGCCTGCATCCGCTCTATCTCCTGATATCGTTCTTCCATGTTATAGGAAGATTGGTTTAAAAGGGGATCGCTGCTTCCGTTAAAGAAAAAGTTATTTCCTGGCATGGCTATTTAGTTTTTTGTTTTCTACGTTTATAAGCTCTCTTTTGGGTGAGCATTTTAGGCTGCCGGAGTTGATCCTCCACTTGTCTGGTTGCGAAAGCAGCAATAACTTCCGATACCCGTAATAGTAGGTTCGGTAGGTACTACTACTACACCTTCAACCATTTTGCAGGTCTTGCGGTCTACATAGTTAATTCCGGCGGTGAATGCTTTTTCAATTTCACACTGAATCAGTTTATCCTGATAGGGACGGACGGCATTGCTAATCGCTACTTGTGCTTTCAGATCACACAGTTCCTTCCGGGTTTCATCGTCTTTATCACGGGTATACTTGTACAGGCCGAACAATTCAGAATTCAGACGGTTATTAACCGCGTCGATATTGTCCCGGTTGTTTTTATACAACCCAAAATCGGCGTCTACCATCGTCTTGTACAAGCTGAATTTTTCAGCAATGTCTGTTTCACGGTTTGCTGCAATAGCCTGCATAGAGCCCAGTTTTAATCCCCACATTGCATTTGTCAATTCCAAAGCATCTTCACATCCTTTTTCCCATGCTTGGAAAGAAGTAGGGGCAACACAACCATTCCCGGCCCCAGTGCCGTATGCGTTAATGTTTACATTTGCAGGAGTACTAGCACCTCCGGAGAAACCAGCTCCACCGCCTAGGATTGAACCAATACCATTGCCACGTCCCCAAAGAGCGGCAGCGCCGAGGACAGTACCGATAATACCCAAGGTAAGGCCGGCATTCGCCCGCTCTCTCGTAGAGCGACGATTTTCACCGCCTTCCTCATACACTTTCTTTTCGATAATTTCCATATAATTAAAGAATTTTGATTATTCCGGCACTATTGCCGGATATCCCAAAATTCGACATAAATAGATGTTTTGTAAAAAGTTACATTCCTATATAATAGAAGTTTAAGGACTTAAAACAGAATAAATTTCCAATAAAAAAGAAAGTTTGATATGAATCAGTCCGCACAATAATAAATCTTTGCCCACGGACTAAACAAAAAAAACTCCTTCCGGAGAATCAGAAGGAGTGTATTGAGTAGTTGCGCTTATTCTTTTTCCATTTCTATTTCAACATAATTTCTATCATATTTGCAAGCATTCCCTGTGCCCAAATCTATAGCCCAAGCAATTATATTTAAAAGATTAATACAAGAAACACCGTTAAATCTTGTGTTTAGAAAGAACGGTTCATTTTTATATCCTTCTTTTTTAGCCATCATATTCACTGATGATAGCTCTTTACCGATCTTTGTTGTAAATGTCCCATCATTTTTAGTTTCCCCTAATTTTACTCCATCTTTATAAATACCTACTTCTGGCATTTTTGCGTCAAAAGTTATGGCTTGTCGGGATCCGGTAAATAAGGTCGCACAGCTTGAAAACAACAAACAAGCACAACAAATGGATATAATCTTTTTCATACTAAATAAATTTTGATTGTTAATTGCCGCAAATATAATCAAAAAATACCCCACCCTATTTGTTAAAACATATAAAATAATTGGGATTACATTTAATTTAGATTCATTCTGATTTAAATCAAGGAAAATATTATTTATGTGAAAGGTTTTCAATGCTTGAACGTATAGCATCTACTTGTTTTTTATGCCTTCTCCTTGCAATAATATGTATATATATGTCCCGGTCTGCGTATGCCGTTATGGTAGTATCTACAATATCTTTCAATGATTTTGCTTTTACATATCTTATGAACATTGCAGAAAAAAGGTCACTTCTGAATTTTTGAGGTGTTATTTCCATGTCCCTGCGCTTTACATCATGTACATCATCGCAATAAAAATATAGCATTGCATTCTCATTGTCAAGAAGCACCCCGGCAATGAACGTGGATATTTTTGACAATATGCCAGAATTTGTATATTGTTCGCCGGATATTCGCTCAAGAGTAATGTCCAATATTTTAATATTGCCCAACTCTTTCATTATCTCATCAGGCAAATTTTGACAATCTTCTATACGGATAAGATATTCATTCCCGAAATTGTCACTTATTGGATAAGTTATTATCATTTCGAAGTAGAAGCAGGGAAATAGATATCTTTTTTGCTACGCAATTCTTCAATTTTAGACATTTTATGATCACGTAGTTTGTTGAAAAAATCAACAAGGGCTGTCGATGTATTTTTTACAACGAATGTTTGCGAATATGATTTTTTCTCTTTCATTTGGATATCTGTTTGATGATACAAATGTATAAATTCTAATCCACATAAATAGTCAACACATCTACATTTTTGCAAATAATTCTCAATTTAGAATCATTCCAAAACATCATTCTGTTTTTTCCCTATGATTTAATATGTCAGCAATCGTTTTGTGACACAGCCCGGTCTGTTCCTTTATTTTATCGTATATGAAAGAGCGTGGAAGCAAATGGAAAAAATCTGAATATTTTTCTGAGTTTTTTAATTCTTCATATATGCTGATAACTTGTTTGTTACGCACCATCGTACTCGGCCTTTGTAATTTTTTCATAAATTTTTTCTCAAAAAAGTGCAACCAATAAAAATCCTGTCCGTAAAACTCCCCGAAAGAAGTCTTACAGACAGGATGTAGTGGTGGTACGCTATATTTTTGAAGTGGGGCTTCTTTTTATATTTTGCCCCAGATAAACCGGATAATCTTTAATACTGACGGTATACTGAATGCTGCCAGTAAAATGATAAGCCACCACATAATGCTTGGTACTTTGTTTTTTACAACTTCAACCGGATAGGGGACCGCGATGCTATCTGTTTTGCTTATATTTACCGTATCATGCATAAGCCTATCACGATACACAATATGATATTTGTCCCTGAAAACTGTATCGCCTTTAACAAGAACAAATACACTGTCGCGTACATAGATACTATCCCGCTTTATCTTGTCAATGTATTCTTTCTCTGTCTTTACTGTCTCTACCGGCACGTACTGAATACTCCGGCAGGAGAATATAGAAAGGGCTATCAGTATAATTATTATCCTCATTTTTCTGTTTTTTCTTCTATGTCAATAATATCAGACTTCCGCCTGAAAAATTTAAAAATATCGACCTTTACATGCCGACCGTGAGCTTCAAAGTAATTCCCATAACAGGAATTTATCTCAAACCCGTATATGACCAACAGGACAATAGAAGGAAGCAGCGGAATGTCAAAAGGTTCTCCAAATGTCTTCCCTATAGCTCCGGCAAGAAGAATCCAGCATAAGTAATCTACCATTTTGTTGATAGTCCTTCTCCCAGCCCGTGAAAACCGGATTCTTTCACCCCTTTTCTTGGATGCCGCTATCCCAAACCTCAGGTCTACGATAATTAATATCAGTGCAAGCAACATGAACCATTTTAAAGGTTCGATAAAACCCATAAAACCACTCATGAATACTGATACCATTGCCGAAATTGTGTTTCTTTCACTCATAATCTTAATTTAAATGTGGTACTTCTATCCCCTCCCGAAACATTGTTATAAACAATATTTTTTATAGTTCTCGACAAACTCCTTTACGGTCCCTCTGCCTAATGGCGTATTGTAATATTGTTTCCAGTATTCACCCATCGCCCAAACATCCTTATTCGAAGGTAATGCCTCCTTTACACGCAAATAATGTATGCGGGTCATACAGATCATCAGCTTTTTGTTATCTACAAGCATTTCAGGTTCCAAAGTTACAACACTGGATACTTTCATTACTTTCCCCATTAGCTCCGGTTTATGCCGGAGAAAATTAACCACAATATCATTGAAGGTTGCCGGCTCCATCTGCCCATATCCTAAAGCCGGACCACCGCCAATTTGCCGGGTGTACTTAAAATTGCTTTCCTGAGCAAACGTCCCCATGATAAGATCTCTTGCATTGTCAGAGTACAAGCCTGTTTCTTTCAACGTTTCGGTTATTAACCTTCTCCATTCCTCTTTGTTCATATTGTTTTATATTTCTAAATTATTCTTTTGTATTCTCAAAAAAACTTTGTAAACTTGCAATATAAGATTGACTTGGGGTTGCTTGGGAAATATTTATAGAGGTCGCGAGGGCGGCCTCTTTTTTATTTGTTTTTGATTGCAGAGATAATAGCGTTTTTAATAAAAACATGCCAGGTTGAATCCATTATTGAGGCTTTGAATAATTCTGTCTCATTTTCATTCATATCCACAGCTTCCCCGTTGAATATCTTTTTGGCAATTTCATGCATTTCAATTGTGTTTGTGCACACATACACGGCATTTCCGACAAGTTGATGAATGCCTTTATTTTGATTCTCTTCCAGCAATTGGATATAATTATTACCTAACAAATCAATTGCTGATACATCTTTTACGTCAAAACTATATTTCATTTTGTTAGTAGTTAGTGAATGTTTCAGTAATCTTTCTATAAAATTCCGTAATTAATGGAACAATCCCCTGAATAATACCCAAGTCAACATTTGATCCGTTAATCGAATTGAAATCCTCGGACTTAGGATTGTATTTAAGGGTTGCATTCATGAATTTCTTCCCGTCGTCCAAGTATCCGTTTGCTACTACGGAGATAACTTCCGGTGCTTGCTCTTTTTGATACTCTGCACTCAGCGATACATTTATATTCTGTACCGTTGCCGTTGCTTTTGCTGAAATAAAATAGTTAATTTCCATGTTTTTTATAATTTATCTGTAACTTAATTGTCCGGTTGATCTATCTATACATAGGTAATAATTCGAAGCCCCTGAAATATTTGGTATGTTATTAAGATTTAAATATATTTGACCTCTAAAGATAGATGTATTATTAACTGTCATTTTACCACCGAATAATACATCTCCAGAAACTACCTCTATCGCAAGAGGTGGATCAAATGGAGTACCGTAATATCTGTTCTCAGCTTGTATTCTTAAGGCAGTAACTTTTGAAGATGATCCATAATTATACGATGTTTCCTTGGCAATTATTTCCAATCCAGTTATATGACTTATAAAATCTCCTACTGCTGTTATTATTCCGGCTTGCATTCCACCTGTTGAAGGTTTAAGTACGCCGGATCCTGATGCATATACAGAAAAACCATTTTTAGCATAACAAGAGCCTATTTTTGAACTCGCATTGAAATCAGATGATCTCAATCCATTATTGCTTAATTTCAGTCCGGCAATTTCTCCTTCTGTCGCTGTAATTTTTCCTGTAAACTGTCCGTTAACTGCAATAAGTTTCCCATCTGTTGTAATCCGAATATTCCCGTTTGCACTGATAGCTCCATTCAGATTAATATTTTTGGCTTTGATGGTTGTGTTTGTTGCATCCTGATTAATATAGGAAATCAGCTCATTCCCGTTCTCCAGCTTCTTACTTGCATAAAGTGTATTTCCTTGCGAAGTAGTAATATATCCAGCCTTCTCAACCGTCTGTAATCTCGTGTTAAGACTGCTTACCGTACCGGATATGGAGTTATAGGACGTTTGCAGATTTCCTATAGATTGATTCAGGTCCTGATTATTCTTGTCATAATCCGTTTTGGTTACCCTTAGATTAATACTATCCTTTAATTGTGTTATCTGAGAATCAAATTCCGTCTTTGTTGCATTCGTAATAACAGGCCGGATTACCGAAGTAACAGGAGCAACAGCTGTCCCATCTGGAGCCGTATAACGACTATCGTGTACTACTGCTACACAATTGTTCCCGATTCTAAATATGTACCGGCCACCTCCACGAAGATAAATAAGTTCTTCGCTGCTACCGGTTAGTTGCCCAATACTGCCGGCAGGGAGTATATATTGCACTGGGGTAGTATCGGGTATTTTCTTGGTAAATTTATATTCGAAAACCTCAATTATTCTATTAACAACATTTGACCCCCATCCACTCCCGTTACTACGCCATACACAGTTCATTGAAAAACCTAATTCATGCGTTGACCATTTTGGTATTCCAAAATCACCATTAAGTGGCGAAACAACTTCTATCCTTGTTTCTGAGTTTGATAATTTAATAGTTACCGGATAATATGTGTCCTGATCCCACTTTTCAGCCCTTAAGTCGATCCCTGTTTCACGAAATGTTTTAAGAGTTGCATATTCATTTGCAGTATCAATTGCCTCTTGTTTGGCTTCTTCCACTCTCTCAGAAACTTCGTTAACCCTTAAACTTATTTCTCCGTTTTCGGCTTTAATTTCGGTCAGGGTTTTCGTTATCGTTTTTATTTCTGCTTGCTGCTCGGAGAAAGAAGGAGTCCATACGGAAGCAGGCAGAAAACCTTCGACTAGCATTACTTCGGTGAACCGGACCGAATTCCCTGTGGTATGCCCGGATTCTCCAGCGTAACAAAGTAAATACCCTTCTTGAGCTTCAAAATCATTTTTGGTAATCAGAATACCACCGTTTTTATCATAAAGATGATGATAAGTAGGTGTCAGGTAATTTTTAATAGCCTTATCAAATAAAATAAAATCACACTTGCTAATATTACCTGATAAGAATTCTATATTTTGGGCATTCACATAATAAACTGTATTCGGTTTGATTACAGGCATATACAGAGCTTTATATGCATAATCATTTGTTTCTCCTTCAACCGTAAACGGCCCTTTTGTACCATCCGCCAAATTAACGTTATTAGCTCCGATCTGGTCTTCTGCTGCTACTGGAAAGCCTTGCAGGGGTTTATTGCCTTCGATTAGGGAGATATTGTAGATTAGTGTATTGGCTTTACTGCTTCCGTATGACGCAGATATTTTCTGCACTGTTTTCCCGGCTTTCGTAATTAATCTGGCGATTGTTTTTGTGATTATTGTTCCTGTTAATCCACGCCATTCTGCCGTTCCATCAGTGTAAAATATCCTGAAAGCAAGTCCATCGTAATTTTGTACTGCTGCAAGTTTCCATTCAACAGATAATACATACTGTGTATCGGGTTTGAATTGCAAATCAAATACCGGATTAGCAATTTCATTGCTGCCCGCCCAATTTTTATGCAGTAGTCCTTCATTTATCCTGAGATACACCCCGTCTTCATCTTGTCCCCAAACCGCAATATCCTTGTTCTTCTCATTCCACTTCAACATCATTTTCTTGGATATAAGGTTCTGGGAACCGATCTGTAATCCATTTACTGCTTCCTGTCCGCCTTCTAGCCCTTGCTGTTTTGCTATTTCCTTTCTATCAGATTCAGGGACAGAATAAGTTGTCGCTTTGTTTCCATATTCAATTTGTACATCTTTTACAGAGATAATAAATTCGGAACCATCCGACATACCATTGTGATCAATCCTTAAATAAACTAGTGTCCCTTCTCCCCAGTCCGAAGGTGTAGTAAATTTAAATTCATTGTATGTCCAATCCGTGCCTGACTGATATGAACTAGTTAATAATGCATCAATTTCAGGATAAGAAGCAGGAAGAATATAAAAATCAAAATAATTTTGATGACCTGTATGTTTTGCGTAAAAAGAAACAACAATTTCTTTATTCCCAGGTATTGTTATCATCGCACTACGAATATAACTTTCTCTCGTAGAGGCGTCCTTTATTGAAAACTCTGTATCTTTATGTTCCGTATATCCTGTCCACCCAGTTCCGGTTGTACTACCGATTAATATATTTACTCCTCCTATCTGTATACCATCCACTGCCTTCCCCGCTTCATCTATTGCAATCTGCCTCTGATCGTTGATAGAGGGGGTCCACAATAGCGAAGTTTTATTGCCTAATACTAGTTTTACCCACTCTATTTCAGATTCAACAGATACACTATTAGGCATTGGATATATCCGAATAAATGTATTATCAATAGCAGGCGTTAACGTCCATTTAAAAGTTTTCAAAGCAATATAATCTGTATCGGGACCACCAGGATAAAAACTAGCCAATACAACATTCCCTCCAGAATTGTAAACAGCCCAGTTTGTTTTATTCGCCCCTAATTTGCCTTTAATAACAATTGTACATTCTTCTCCTTGTTTGGGTTTATAGTCTCCTAAGTAAATTGTCGCTATTGGATAGCCAGTATTCTTCCATCCCTTGTTACTATTGTCAAGAAGGTTGGTTTCTCCAACTTGGAGGTTGTCCAGGTTACTCTGCACGTCTCCAATGGACTCTTCCACCGTTTTGCCGGACAATAAACGGAAGATACCTTTTAAATAAACATTTTTACCATAAAATCCGCTACCTTGAAGTTGTCCGAAATCAGGATCATTAATACCTCTCAAATTACCCTCACGAACATCTTCTTTCCCTTCAAGAGAATAGCTGTTTACGTTAGAATAATATGCAGTATAGGGAGCATCTGAACCATAAGAAGTAGTAAGGACTGCATTCTGACGGTTTTTGTCAGTTCTGTTACCAAACTGAATAATTTCATCTTCCACCTGTGGAATCCCACTGCCGGCTTCACAATCTGTTTTACTCAGAACAAAATAATTATCACCAACTTCCGTTACAAGACGCCAGTATCTTCCTATATTCTTTCCGGTAAATACCTGATGTAACGCCTGATCTCCTACTATAAAAGGATTCGGTATCGTCCCATCATCATTGTTAAATAAGCATTTGTAACCATCTTCCAATTCCTCTACCTCTGATATTCTTACTCCACCTCCCGGGGTCGTGAGCATGCTGCCATTTACCGAAGTAACCTTCTGTACAATTATTTCAAAAACATGCATTGTCTTACGGACAATAAGCTCACTTATCTCTAAAACTCCATTCCAAAGCCTGTGGCCGACACCTAATAAGCCGGAAGTAAAGTTTTCGGATACTACTTCTTCAGCAGTGACTTTCCCCGTCTTTATACTCTCTTTGGCTACTACAGAGTTAAATTTAACATCGTCAGTAGTACGGACAGGTTGATCAATATATTCCTTGAACTTATTATTTGTAACAAAATCTTTCGAAATAAACTGAATCAAAGACTGCAATGTTGTCTTATTTGTTGATCCTGATAGATTGTCATCAATTTCTATGGTATAATTCATTGATAATTCGCCTATTAATTCCAATTCGCGAATCATCTTTGCAGTATCAATCCCAGTACCTTCTAAATAAACTCGTAAATCGTTCTCAGAAGATTTGCGTATTATCTTTTTTTTTTCGTCTACCGCCCTCAAATATTCAATAATACCATCTCCAGTGTCTTCATTATCTTCTCCATCTTCAAGTACTATTTTATAAATATAAAGAGGATAATATTTACCGATTT